ATGAGCAAGTTAAATGTTAGTAGAAATGTTTTTTTAGAGAAAGAAGAACTTTCAAATATGATTTCTTTCTTTGCTACAGCACCGCTTATGAAGGCGGTGCTACAGGCATCTTATTCTTTTGGGATGATTACGAATGACCCATTTAAGATCAATCCTAATACAGTTAACAAACCAGTAGAAGATGAAAATCTTGTAGAACCTTTTAAAGTGGAAACAGGAACAAACTCTGGCACTATTAAGGTACTTCCTGGGATGGCTCTTACCAGTGCCGGGAACTTTATAGATATCAATGTAGAAGACAACATCGTTGTGCCGAATGACAGCAATTTCTATTGGGTGAAGATTGCTTACAAAACAAGAAATTACGAAAAGGGATATGTAAGCGTAAACTCACAAGGTGTTGTATCGGGTTCTGTTGATTTTACCGGAAAAGTAAGAGGACAATCTTCATCAACTCCCGTTTCTATCCGGTTTGAAAAGCAAGATGGTTCTGTTCCTTTGAATAATGGCGTTTATCAGATTGTAAACATAATTGACAGCCAAAACTTACTTCTTACATCCGCAACTACATTTGTAGCGGAATCGAATTTAAGAGCTATTGTGCTTGGGACACTTCCTTTGGGAGGTGTATTGACTTCCGAGCAGCGAAACGGTTTGTACACTTATGATGATTATGTTATTTCTTTAGTCCCAGAAGTAAGCATCAGCACTCCGCCAGACAAAGAAGTGGATGAATATTATATCGCTCGTGTACAAAATTCTGGCGGCACGGTATCTGTTTACAATGAAGTGAAAAGCGAATATTGGTCGCTTGGGAATATATTCATGTCAACTTCTAAAAGTTAAGGCTTATGTTACGGTTTTATTATACGGTCAGTTCGGGATATAACAGTCCGCAGTCCAAAGTTTCAGATTCGTTGGGTGGATATAAATCTTCCACTCTTGTGCCTAATGATGTATTTGGCAATTTATTTGATGAAATAAGCCTTAATTTGGCTTCAAATCCTCGTGAACAATATATTGCACTTATTTTGAAAAATGAGGGCACAGAAACGCTTAAAAACGTCAATATGTGGTTTTCTATCGCGACAGACAATCCATACGGGAAAATCATGGTAGGAGCAATAGGAATGAACAAGGATGAAAACGACAATCCTGTTACACCGAGAACATCTTCTATTTATGAGAAACCTTATTGGATTCAATTTTATGACGCAACGGAAGAAGATAAAGTTACATTGGGTGATATTGAGCCGGATACTGAAATTTGTTTGTGGTTCTCACGTGTACTTGACGGAAAAATTATTCGGGAGGACTATAACAATGTGGCAGAGAGAGATACGAATACTCAAAACCGCTATAAGAAGGTTGAAAAAGAGACTGATGAGATTTTTAATATTAATTTGGTTTGGGAATAGTTACAAAAGTTGTAGTTTTGCCAGCGAGACAGGGGAACAAAAACTTCCCCTTCTTTTATCACTTAAAACATACAACTTTTGTATGCAATGATTTTATAATCTAATTTCGATAGCAATGACAAGACGAGAAGAATTTGAAACGATTTATGAATACTTACAGGGTAAATTGACAAATAACCCGAAGTACGAGTTTCATGCAAAAAGAAAGGACAGGGAAAGGATAAAAGATTTTCTTGAAAATGAAATAGTGGGGAATCTTTGGAACTATCTTACTTTTCAATTTAATAGGCAGGTTTTTATTTTGTCGGTGTCGAAATTGAGTATTATTCCTCTTCCTAATGTGATAGGGAAAGCAGCTATTGAAAGATGGAGAAAACGAACACAAAAGGATATGTGGTTTACCTCTAAATTCGTTATGGAATACGATCTTAGAAACCCTATCCAGAAAGAAGAAGCCTTGTCTGATTCCTATTTGGATAAAGAAAGACAGCTTTATTTTGATTCTCCGAGAGGATACATCCTTTGTGAAAGCTATGATGGGTTTTTGTATCATGAAAAGAAATGCAAAGGATGCAGGTATATAAAATTGTGTGAAGAAAAATATAAGGACAGATGAGAAAAAGAAGAAAGGAACTTGAAGTTAAAATTGTCCCTTGTTTTTACGATACGAAAAGAGCAGAGCTTTTGATCGTAAGGTACGGATGGTTTGGAAACCCTAAGTTTGTAAGGAGTTTCGGGTTTATCTATCTTTCGAGTAAGGAAAGTGAGAAAAAGATGGACTATGTGTGTGAATTAATAGATAGGTTTAACAGAATACAAAGTTTAAATTGTTATGGAAGAAAAAGTAATGTATGACGTGCGTTCAGCACTTATGACAGGTGAAATTAAAGAAGTAAAAAAATGGGAAACAACTACTTTCAGAGGTCTGGAGTATATCATCCCGGAAGGAGAACGTGAAATGGCTAAAATTGGCAGAGATGTGTTTTTCACAAAAGAAGAAGCAAAGAAAGCTATTAACGCAACGGTTGATAAGAGAGTTCAGTATCTTGAAAATCAGATTGAAAGAATTAAAAGCTATAAGTTTGAGTAACGTGCTGAAAAAGAAGGAGAAATACGAATATCGTCCTTGTAAAAGATGTGGTGAAAATCATTACATCTACAATAGGATGAAGTGGCTCTGTAAAGATTGTGACACAGAAACAACCAAAGAACGTAGAGGTGACCTTCAATCCTTATTTACGGAGATATGGCAGGAAAGACCTCATGTTTGTGTAAAATGTGGAAAGCCTTTGGGGGATGAACCAAAAGCTATTTTCTTTTCGCATATCAGATCAAGAGGAGCAAGACCGGATTTGAAGCTGGATAAGAACAATATCGAACTTCTTTGTTCCGCTTGTCACAGATTACATGAATTTAACGAAAGGGAAATCGTATGAAAAAGATTCTTGTATTGACGGTATTGTCGTTTATTCCCCTTCTTGTTTCTGACGCAAAAGTTCTTTCCACTACGAAAGAAGATAGAGATAAGGTTGTGTGGGAAAGGTTGGTTCATGCCATTTGCATGGTTGAATCCGGTTGCGATGATAAAGCAAAGAACAAGGTAAGTTCTGCTTCCGGTAGGTTTCAGATGTTGAAGGTCTACGTGGATGAAGTAAATCGGATAAAAGGGAAGCATCTTTATTCTTACAAGGACAGGTTCGATCCTGTAAAGGCAAGGGAAATGTTTGAAATTTATCAATCCCATCACAACCCTACCAAAGACATAGACAAGGCGATTGTTCTTCATAGAGGAAAGAAAGTCAAGTCTTATATTAGGAAAGTGAAACAGGAAATGTGTAATCTTTAATTTTTAATGCTATGACAGTATGCTGGACAGAAGGATGTTACTACTTTGAAGGTGAAGTAATCGGTTCTTATCAAACGGAAGATGGTACTATGTTGGTAGTGAAAGTGCAGAACGGACGAACAAGGGAAGTTCTTAGAGAAAACGATCATTTAATTGAATTGGATTTATGCGAATAGACGAAAACATAGAGATACTACTTCAATCCATTGCAAATTTATTTGGGGATTTGAAGCTAAGCACTTTGAAAGGAAAGCTGGAAGATGTGATAGCACTTCAAGATACGGAAAGTATTGCTGACTTTACCGAAGAATGTATTAAGTGGTCGGAAAGGGAATATACAAAAAAACAGCGTATGTTTGTGTTCTCTGATGGGAAATTGGCTTTGACAAGGACATTTATTGTTTCCGCAGAAATGGACTACACGGATGAAGGTGTACCGGAAATAATCATAAATAGAATGCCGGACGATGTAACGTTAAAGGACAATCCTTACAAGAACATTCACGTCCGATACGAAAGCGAGGAAGACTGTTCCCGTGATTTCGATAGATTGAAATTAGTGCTGAATTAATAATCTATGGCTAAGGAAGTTATAGTAAAGAATTTAAATCTCGTTGGAATGACAGACTATTTCAATGAGCATTATAAAAAGAAAGATGGAGGAAAGTTTTCATACTGGAATATTAGAGCTTATGCGGTAATGGGCAAAGTTCCCTCCTATTTAGGAGAAGGATTGAGTATTGTTCCTTGTGTGCCGACAGGTAGTAATGTAAGACTATGGAAACTTGTAAGGGAAACAAAATAAAAAGGGAAAGAAAATGAAAGTGTATGTAAGTTTGCCCATTTCTGGGCATGATATAGAAGAAACGAAAGAATACGCAGAAAAGGTTAAGAAGTTTCTTGAAGAAAGATGCGATGAAGTTATTACTCCTTTTGATGTTTGCGATGAAGAAGGTAAGACCTACTCCTATTATATGGGTAGGGACATTGAAGCACTTTTGGAATGTGATGCTGTTTTCTTTACACCAGATTGGCAAGAATCAAAGGGTTGCATGGCAGAGTTTGAGCTGGCAAGAATTTATGGAAAGAAAATTTTAATGTAAAGAAAATGAAATCATTAAGTAAGTATTTGATATGCTATGATTGCGAAACTGGTTCGATTCCTTCAAAAGACAAACCGGCTTTTGATACAATTGCACTTATAGAAATTGCATTTGTGGTCATAGATATGGAGAAATTGGAAATATGTGAAGAAGTGTCTATGATTTTGCCACATGACTATAAAGAAGGGCTGGTTTATAGTGCAGAAGCGGAAGCAATACATGGCATTACTGAATCTATCCAGAATGAAAAGGCAATTTCGTTAAAAGAGGCTTACAAAAAGTGTCTGGAGATTTTCAAAAGGTACAAAAATCCGCGTCAATTATGTACGCTTTGCGGACATAATATAGTAGGGTTCGATAATGCCTTTTTGGAGAACTTTTTTAAGTTCATGGGAGATGATCTAAGCAAGTATGTAAAGTTTTCGTTGGATACGATGCAATTGGCTCACATGGCTTATGGAGAGGTTGAAAACTATCAACTGCATACCATTTGCGACAAAGAAGGCATTGATTTGGTGAACGCCCATCGTGCCGGTGATGATACCTATGCGAACGCACTACTTATGATAAATTTCGTAAAGAAACTTCGAGGAGAAGGAACAACTGCCGAACAAGATGGCATGACGGTCAAGAATCCTTTCCGAGAAAAATTTGCTTTGTAAAGCATGGCGATAGTATATAATTTAAAAGGTGGGATTCTGACTGATTTGCAAGCAAAGAGGTTGTTTACTACTGTAGACGATATAATAGACAGGCTTCCTTCTCCTACTATATCTCAACTCTTTTCAGGGGGATATAAAAGGGATATGGATAAAATGCTTGAAACTATTATAGATCAGACAGAGTATGCAATGAATTTTGGACGATCTCTTGATACTGAAAAATTGGGATATGTGGACAACTTGTTTGCTTCAATGGATGAAAACCTAAGAATCCTTTCGTACAATTATTTCAATGCGACTGTCCTTTCCAATTTCAATTTAGGATGGAGAAATTTGGAATGGGGGAACCTTACGCAGCTCTTTCCTTGGAGCAGTTACCTGTGCGCCCGAGGAGCAGGCAAATGTCTATGTATCAACACTTTAGTTGTTATGGCGGATGGCTCTTTGAAGAAGGTACAGGACATAAAAGTAGGTGACAAAGTAATGGGACAGGACTTCAAACCTCGAAAAGTCTTAGAGCTTCACAGAGGAAGATGTCCTATGTATGAAGTAAGGCAAATAGGTGGTATGGATTATACCGTAAGCGAAGGACACCTGCTTTGCCTATCCGATAGGAGCATTGTTCCTGTAGAAGTGGCGGAAATGAACCTTAGAAAGGGTTTTTCTTATAAAGGTTATAGGTCTACTAAGAACGGACTAAGAGAGACGGAAATTTATGTGTCTTTGGTTGGTGAAGATGACTATTACGGTTTTACCTGTGATGGTGACCATAAGTTCCTATTAGAAGATGGTACGGTTTGTCATAACAGCTATATGTGGTGTTATTCCTTTCCTTTGTGGCGATTGTATTCTTACACGAGACCTATGCTCTATGGAGGTGATACGGTTGACAACAAGAACCGGAAAGAGACGGCTATGATCACAAACACTATGACACTTGCAAAGGTGCATGTGAACAAGATCATAGAAGAAATCACTACTAACGATATTTTAAAAGAAAAACTTGATCCGAATGGAAAGGCGAAATTAGGTGAAACAGCAATAGAAGGTGAGAACGGTGCTATACTTCATGTCCGTGGTAAGGACGGGTTTATTCGTGGTCTGCACGTTGGTGCAGCAATCATAGACGATATGCCGGACGAAAGTTCTTTGTATAGTGATGAACAAAGGGAAAAGCTGAAGGAAGTCTTTAGGGGTACAATTACACCTATTGTAGAACCATACGGGTATTTGATTGTATCCGGTACACCTTATTCAACTGCTCCGAATGAACTGTACAATGTGATAAAAGGTGATAAACGTTTCTATTCGTTTGAATACCCTATTGTTTTCCCGGACGGTAGACCACTTGCACCGGATAGATACACCTTTGAGGATATAAAAGCAAAAAGGACAGAGCTTGGTTCTATTGTATTTGCTCGTGAGTATTTGGTTATCCCTATTTCAGACAATTCAACGATATTTCCTTATGAGTATCTAAGAAGATCGACTGTAGGGATGGACAAGGTTTCTTTTGCTGATAGTATAGAATTTTTCCCGTTTGAACTTCAAAGGGTAGTGGTAGGATGTGACTTTGCTGTATCCGGTAATATTGGTGCTGACTATACTGTCTATTCTGTTTGGGGTATTGACTATTCGAACAACTTCTATCTGATAAACTATTTCCGTGCAAAAGGAATGTCCCATAATGAGCAGGTGGACAAGATCGTTCTTTTCAACCGTCTGTACAAGCCGGACAAGATAGTATGCGAGGCAAACGGTTTCCAAGGGATCTTGTCTGCACTTGCAAGAGAAAGGGGTCTTTCCAATATCGAGCAGTTTACAACAACAGAAGGGAACAAGAAAGACCTCTATTCTGGTCTTCCGTCTTTGTCTGCCATGTTTGAAAGAGGACAGATTAAAGTTCCATACAAGGAAGGGGACACAAGACAAAAGGTAGAGTTGATGTTCAGTGAGTTTGCGTCCGTTACTTTCAGAAGCGATAAAGGGAAATTGGAAGCGAGTTCGGGACACGATGACATTGTGATGAGTGCGTTTTTATCTTTACATACCCTAAGAGAAGAAAACGGATCAGGCAATAATTTTAGCATAAACATGATATAAACAAATATATGGATCATGAGTAAATTGAATCCTGGCTTCATGGCAGAAATCTTTAAATTGATGTTTTCTGATGAAGTCATAATGCGTATAGCTTCGGAATATTTGAAATATGAATTGATTCCTAAAGAATGGTCGGGCTACAAATTCATTCTTAGGGAAGCGATCATACAATATACAGAAAAGAATAAATTGCCTTCTATTGGTGCTATTTGTCAGAAATTATGTGATGAAGATGCCGTGCAGCTCGCTGCAAAGGAAATAAAGAAGGCGGCTTTGATAGACAGGGAAATTGCAATTGACCAATTGCAGTCTTTTGTCAAAGAAACAGAATTTGAACTTCTTTCAAGGAAAGTGCATGACTTGTATGAAGAAGGAAAGAAGGAAGAAGCAATACGTGTCAACGCCGAAGAATCCCAAAGGATATTGGAAATGTCGTTTCGTTCCAAATCAGGCGGTTTTCAGTCTGTTTTTGGGGGTTTTCATGAACGAATGGTAGAAAGACGCATGGAAAACGATATGATTGTTGAAAAGCCTATAAAAGTACCTTTTGGAATAGATAGGTTGGATGATATCTCTTTTGGTGGTATGGAGATGGGGGATACAACAATGTGGATAGCTCAATCGGGTAAGGGTAAGTCGACCATATTAAAATGGCATGGGTATTCTGCTGCTATTAGAGGTGTGCCGGTTCTTCATATTCAATTGGAAGGAGGGGTTAAAGCCTGTATGCAAATATATGATCAGCTATGGTCTGCCCAATCCTATTCTGATATTAAATCCGGCAATATTAGTCCAAAGGATAGAAAGAAGATAGAACAGGCTATTAAAGAAGTAAAAGAGCTTAGTTCTGACATTGAAGTGTATGGATTCAAAAAGTTCGGACAGGCTTCTATGGGGGATGTCCGGCAGCTTTGTTATGACTATTTTAATACACATGGCAAGTTCCCCGGATTGGTAATACTCGATTCTCTGGATTTGGTAAAGACCGGCATATCCAAAAAGATAGATTCTGATCCTGACCACAAGAAAGAAAAACTACAAACTTGTGCCCAGTTATTAAAGAATTTAGCTGATGAAATAGGTGCTCCTATTATTACAGCCACACAGACAAGTGATGTTCCGTTTGAAGTATGGAACAATCCTGATAAGGTAATTGACCGTTCTTATACAGAAAGTGATAAAACACTTGTAAAGCCTTTTTCTTTTGTGTTTACTTTGAATATAACAATAGAAGAAAAGGCAAACGCAACAGCCCGTATTTATGTCGATAAGCTCCGTGATTACAAGGAAAGTCAAGAAGTGATTACAATTGCTACCAATTATGACAAAAGACGATTCTATCACAGAGGGCGGACGATGGAGATGTATAATCAAATTTCCGAAAGGAAAGAGGTAAAAAAACAGGCACGTAAGAAAAAGGCGGAAGCAGAAAAAATGGAAAGCATTTAGGTTTATGATACGGATAGACGAAGAAGAAGTAAAGGCAGCGATCGGACTTCGGTTGTTTGGTTCGCAAGGGTGGCTCTCCAATAAAAACATGGATTGTCCCTATTGTGGGAAGTCGAAGAAATGGGGTATTCTTTTAAATCCTCATGGGGGAGTATTCCATTGTTGGAAATGTGGTAGTAAAAAACCATTGAAGGATTTTCTGGACAAGATAGGAAGGAAAGACCTTATACGAATGGAATATCAAAATTCATTAAGTGTAAAACTTACACCTTTGAAAGATGATGTGGACGAAGATGTGTCCGAAGAACTGCCAGAAGCAAAACTTCCCCTTCGTCTTGAAAGATTGAAATCTGACCCTTATTTAGATGAAAGAGGGTTTAGGGCGTATCATTATGCACTTTTTGAGCCTTCTGAAACCAAATCTATTTTAGAGAAGGATTTGAAAAACTACATCATTTTTAAAATGAAAATGGATGATAAGTTGGTAGGGTGGCTCGGTAGAAGCAGGCATTCTAAAGAGTGGCATAAAAGAGACTTGGAGAGGGCAAAAGAAACCGGAACTAAGCCACATTTACGGTACGAAAACAGTATAGGTACGAACTTTACAAAAATATTAGGTGGTTACAATGAGCTTTCTCCTACTGTAAAGGATGTGATAATAGTAGAAGGATTGTTTGACAAGGTAGGCATAGACAATCTTTTGAAACTTTGGGATTGCAGGGATTTGAAGTGTGTGTTTACTTTTGGAAAAAGTATAAGCAAGGAACAAATATCCTATTTGGAAAGAAAAGGGGTAGAGAACGTGATCTTGATGTATGATGATGCAACTGTTGAAGAATCCAAAAGTGCAGGACTAATGCTTGCAAAATCATTCAATACCAAGATAGCTTACCTTTATAAGCCCGGTATTGATCCGGGAGATATGGATATGGATTATCTGGACGATGTATTAAGTAACTTGTATGATCCTATTAATTTTTACGTCTCTAAAATCAAGAAAATGTGGTAGGTTATTCCTACTTTTGTTGAAAACTACAAATCATATGATCAGATGGATAGAAGCAGAGAATTGTCGGTAGACGAATATTTGAAAGTGCTCCAATTGGAATATTTTACCCATAAGGTAAGGAGCCTTATCTTTGATAAGCCGGAATTTATCAAGATGGCAAATGATATTGCAGAGTTTAAAAAGGAACGGATCGAGTTGTTGGCAAAAAGACATTTTAAACGGTCTATTTTCTTTTCGGTGGAAGAATATTTTTCTTTTTATGAGAAAGAGTTCTTGAATCCTACCGGTATTCCCAATTTCCAGTATTCCACCAATGAACAGAAAAGAAACTCGCAGTGGTTTTGGGATATGATCTATTTGCTTGGAAAGGATCAGGTTGTCATTTATGATGAGAAGGAGTGTCGGGTTTTGAAGAACGATATAAAGAACCAAACAGTTACCATTAAGGTGAACGGAAAGAAAAAAGATGTGGAATATTCAAACATCAAAATAAAAAGGCTTATCATGTGTTTTGATGGTAAGTTGTTGTAAATCAATTAATTTAAATTTCGTATTATGACTTTTAAAGAGTATGAAGCGCACGCGGCTTCGACAGCGTGTTATGCAAAAGAGGTAGCTATCTCGTATGTGGTAATGGGCCTTACTAATGAATTGGCAGAAGTTTTTGAAAAGGTGGATAATGCTGCCGAGGCAAAGGAAATCATGAAGGAAATAGGAGATGTCCTTTGGTATGTCGCAATGACAAGACAGGAATTGCAATTGCCGCCGGTTGAGTTCCCTGAAGAATTACACAAATTGGACGATACGGATGTGTACAGATTAAGCCCTTCCTATTTGCTCCAACAGGTAGGTATCATTAACGGACAGGTGAAGAAATACTTCCGGGATGATGATTACAGCAAACCTTTCCCTGAAAAGAGAAAAGAACTTTGTCATACGGCGTTGGAACAGATTCTTGTAGGGTTACAGAATCTTGTTACTTACATTGAAGGAAAGGAATTGAACCAATCTTTGGTATCCATTGCAAAGCAGAATGTGGAAAAGCTGGCAAAGAGAAAGGCAGAGAACAAAATTCACGGTGACGGAGATAATCGGTAATGGTTAGGGCTATAACTTTTTTGGGAGCTTCGTGTGTCGGAAAAACTTCTGTGTTTGAGCTTTTAAAGAAAGACAGATCGTTTGACCGGTTCGACAAAATAGATAGCATAACAAGACAGTTAGTAAAGGAAGGGAAGATAGAACCTTCCTTTACTTCTGTTCAAAATCAAAAACTGATTTTTGATAAGTATGCGGAACTATTAAACACAGATTGCTATGTTTCCGATAGAAGCATAATAGATGTGCATACGTTTACGAAAACAATTCCTGCTTCTATTCAAAGAGACGCAGAATTGAAAAGACAATTGGATTTTATAAACGTTAGTGAATATTTTCTTCCTATTATTTTTTATTTCCCTATTTATTGGGATGTAGAAAATGATGGGGAAAGAATGGCAGATGCAGAGAGAAGAAAATGTTGGGATGTAGAAATAAGGAAGTTTTTGATAGAAAGAAAATTGCCTTATGAAGTGATACCAAACGATACCCCTTTTAACCGATTGAAGTTTATCAAAAGTGTTTTGAATACACGAATAAACTTAGGTTAAATGTAGGGTTAAGGATTGTAAAAACATACAATAATTGCATACAAAAGTTGTATGTTTGTCTGTGAAAACGAAAAGAAGAAAAATACGATGGATCGACTTTTAAATGAGTTGGAAGAATATCTTTCTTCCAATACTATACAACACTCTCTCGATAAGGAAAATTACACTGTTTCCTTTGAGGGGAAATCATACGAAGTTTTTGAACCTAACGAAGATGGATATTTCTTTTCAGAGGATTTTCGTTGGGATTGTGAACGCACCGAAGAAGATGGTTACATCTTTCGTCTTGGTGGTGTATGGTACACATTGGACAAAGGGAAGGAAAACGAGCCTAAACTTAATCGGGTAAAATGGAGAGGACAAAGTGAAATGGCAGGTCTTTCTACTAATTTCTTGGGAGTACATGGATCGTTTGAACTTTTGAATGGTACAGGGTTATACCCGGATTGGGCAAAGAAAGCCAAATTCTTAGGAATAGAAAGATTGGGGATTGTTGAAAAAGCAACTTTGGCAGGTGCACTCAAATTTCAAAACGCTTGCAAGGCAGAAGGAATCATCCCTGTGTTTGGTCTGGAAGTCCCAGTAAAGGATGAAAAGAAGGATATCGTCTATACCTACAAAGTTTATGCAAAGAACGAAAAGGGCTGGCAGCATCTACTTGCATTAAATAAAGTTTTGAATTGTGGTGATAGTGGAAAGTTTGCTTCCCCAAAAGACATGTCGGAACACGTTTCAGATGTGTATATTGTGTTTGATCCGAAAACGATACAGTTTGAAGATGTTCCTATCCTTTTAAAAAGTAAACCTAATGTGTTCTGGCAAGCGGATACTGTGGAATACACAAAGAATGATAGGGACACTTCCTACTTGATGAACTTTGAAAGTTTTTACAAGTCCAAAATGAAACCTGTGGCTATTTGTGATGCTTATTACATTGAGCCAGAATACGCTATACTTCGAGAAGTTGTAAATAAGATTGATGGAAAAGTAAACTACAAATCCGGCAACCAGTATTTCAAAGATGAAGCGACTTACATGGAAGAGCTTCTTTCTTTATTTGGAGACAGCGAAAAGGGAGAGGAATTTTATATGATAGCAAGAAGCAATGCCGATATGATTGCGGAGAGTTGCGACTTTGAAATCCCTACCGATACACGGCATCTCCCCCGTTACGAAATGACAAAGGAGGAAAAGAAAAAGTACACCTCCAATGAAGATATGTTTGATTCTTTGATTTATGAAGGGTTGGAGAACAAACCGGAACTTTTGGAAGATTACTCGGAAGATGTGCTTGTAGAAAGAATAGAAAGAGAATCAGATGTAATCAAATACGGACAGGTTGTTGATTACTTTTTGATTTTGCGTGATATTGTCAATTGGTGCAAAAAGAATAATATCTTGTTAGGTGGCGGTCGTGGAAGCTCCAGTGGCTCTTTGATTTCTTATCTGTTTGGATTGGTAAATACAAATCCATTGCACTTTGGTTTGATTTTTGAAAGGTTTTTGAATAAAGGTAGAGTTTTGTCTAGCCTTCCAGATATTGATACAGATGTGCCGGGAGAATACCGACCGGCAGTAAAACAATACATGGAAAATCGTTTTGGAGCTTCGCAAGTTTGTTCTGTAGGTACATACACTACCTTACAGATAAAACAGGCTATAAATGATGTAGGAAAGATTTATGGAGTTTCAATTCCTACTCTTAGGAGGCTTACCAAAATGATAGAAGATGTAAAGACGGAAGAAGATTTTTTGAAACTTGCTTGCAAGAGGCCAGAAATAAATCAATTTCTGAATAAATACCCAGAGATGATGAATGTTGTTTTCCTTCTTTTAGGACAGCAAAAGGCAGCTTCTATTCATGCTTGTGCTATGATGATCTTTCCAAAAGAAAAGTCAATGTATGAGTGGTGTCCGGTTAGAAAATCGGGTGATTTGATTGTCAGTGAATGGGAAGGCGGAGAGATGGACGAAGCCGGCTTTTTGAAAGAGGATATTCTTGGCATTGAGCAATTGGACAAATTCACTGATATTCTGAACCTGATTGAAAAGAATACGGGTAGGAAAATCAATCTCTATTCAGATATTGAGTATGACGATCCAGAGGTTTACAGGTATTTTGCAAATGGTTGGCTTAGTGACATATTCCAGTTTTCGGCAAAGGGATTGTGTGCCTATACTCAAAAATTGAAGCCTAAAAACATGGATGATGTAGTGGCAGCACTTTCTTTGTTCCGTCCTGGGCCAATGGAAAATGGTTTTCACATGGACTACATTGCTTTGAAAAATGGAGAAAAAGAACCGGAATATCCTATTGGAGCGGAAGAAATTCTGAAAAATACTTATTCTGTGATGTGTGTTTCTTCTGAAATGGATGTGAAAACATCCAAAGGAGTAAAAAAAATAAAAGATATCTGTGTTGGCGAATATGTTCAAACCGAAGATGGTTCTTATCAAAAAGTTTTGGACAAATTTAATAATGGTATAAAAAACACTATTAAAATAGTAACTTCGTTTGGCGGAGAATTAAGAGTAACAGCAGATCATAAAATTTTAACTTCTGATGGATGGAAAGAAGCATCTAATCTAAAGAGAGGGGACTTCATTAAGGCTTATTGGATGCAAGATCAAATTCCTGTTGAAGAAGAAAACGAAGATTCTTTAAAGAATTGGATGATAGGGTTCTTTATCGCAGAAGGAAGATGTAGTAGCACTCCTTATTTTACAGTTGGAAGTATAGAGGTGGTACAATTTTTAAAATCAGTGATCGAAAAAGTTTTACCTTTTTGTTTTGTTAATGTAACAAAGCACGAAAGAATAACTGAAAATAATGTTCTTGCCTGCTCTTGGAGAGTATATGTAAAAGGAAGTAAGGGGAAAGAAAATGGATATTTTTCGTCCGGTTTTGTAAAAAATCCTTTGATAGCTTTGTTGAAAGAAGAAGGTTTGTGGGGCAAAAATTGTTACAACAAAGAATTACCAACTTCCTGTACAATTGACACATTGAGCGGTATATTGGAAGGAGATGGGGGATTGTCAAGCTCTACTCTTAATATGTGTAACGATAAATTAGTAAGACAAATCTATTATAAACTTCAATCTTATGGTATTTATTGTCATATTTCCCACAGACAAGACGGATATCCTTGTTTGAATTGGAGTGATGTTCAAAATAAATTAAGATTTAGGTTTAAATCTTCTACTCATATGAATTATTTGGGTAAAAGAGGTTTTCAAATTCCATCTAATCAATTTTTGAAAATACCAAAAGATAGGGTTGAAAATTATTGCAATTGGGAAAATTTGAATAAATCTTTGCGTCATACCAAAGCTATAAAAGCAGGAAATGTTTATAAAAATAACATTGAAGACCTTGTAAAACATTTGTTTTGGGGAAAGGTTTTGAATGTTAAAAATTATGGCGAAGAAGAAGTGTATGATTTGAAAGTAGAAAACAATCATAGTTTTGTGTGCGAAGGTTTGGTTGTTCATAACTGCTACCAAGAACAGATTATGAACATTTGCAATCAACTTGCTGACTTTGACTTAGTTACATGTGATAAAGTAAGAAAATCATTAGGTAAGAAAAAGTTAGATGTTTTACTTCCATTAAAAACTAAATTTATTGAAGGATATGTTGGTAAATTTGGAAGCAAAGGGGTAACAGAAAAGAATGCTGAAATTCTTTGGGAACAGATGGAGGAATTTGCTAAGTATTCGTTCAATAAGTGTGTTAGTTTCAGTACTTTAGTATATGTTGTTGGATTTGGAGAAATAACAGTTGAAAGATTGTTTCATGTTTTTTACAATCAAGAATGCAACTCTTTTATGGCAAAAAGTATGAAACAAAATGGTTCGTTGTATTTTTCCAAAATAAAAGACGTTAGGTATTCCGGCAACAGACCTGTATATGAAATTTCTCTTGTTGATGGGAAGAAGATAAGAACAACAGGAAACCATAAATTCCCTACAACAGAAGGGAAGGTATATGCAGAGTTTCTTATGGGAAAAACTTTGTTTGTTGCTAATGATAGCTCTAATGCGCAAATGGCAAATGTTATTTCTGTAAGATTTGTAGGCAATGAAGATGTGTATGACATTGAAATGGAAGATGAAAATCACAATTTTGTTGCAAATGGAATTGTAACCTGTAACAGTCATGCTGCTGCATACGCCATTAATGCTTACAATTCTTTATGGCTGAAAGTGCATTATCCTTTGGAATTTTGGTCGGTTGCTCTGTCCCGTGCAAGTGAAGATGACTTTCCTCAATACGTCAATGAAATGCAGCAGACAGAAGGGATCGAAATCAAACCTGTAAATATCAATAAGTCTGATATAAACATTGTGGCGGACAAAAAAGATAATAGTATCTATTGGGCGATCAATGCAACAAAACAAGTAGGAGAAAAGGCACAGAATCAGATTATGGAAGAACGCTCCAAAAACGGGGAGTATTTTTCTTTGGCTGAATTTATTGATCGTCATACATTCAAAGGATCGGCAGTGAACAAATCCGTTATTGAAAATCTTATCTATTCCGGTGCGTTCGATATGATGGATGAAACAAGGGAATTTTCCAATATCTTTTCTGCAAGGGAGTTCATGCTTGGAAAGTATCGGGAAAAGAATAAGATCAAAATCGACAAAGAGAAGGATGAATATTTTCTTGCTTTTGAAAAGAAAAAGATTGCAAAGGATTGGTGGTGGCTTTTACAACAAAAGAACAAGTCCGGTTTTGCTTTCTTTGACTACGAAGGATTGGTAAGGGAATACCTAAAACCAAAAGTTAGAAACGGGGTTTTTTACAATGTGGAAGATTTGCAAAACTATGACGGATCGACCTATGAAATGGTTATGGTAGGCGGTTATGTTTTAGAAGTGGAAGAAAGAGAAGGAAAGAAAGGACGGTTTGCCAACCTCTTGCTTGAAAGCAATTACAAATTCCTTCGTGTGGTTATTTTCCCTGACGATTACGAGGGGAACGCAGATTTCTTCCTATCCTCAAAGAAAAGCATTCTCCTACTAAGCGGAAAAGCTAACTTTGACAAGTTTAAAGAAGAATATGTATTGCAAGTAAACAGTAACAGTAAATTCATAAAACTTGGGGTATGAAACTGGTAAGAAATATAGGAGATAAAGCGATAGTCTTGCTCTCCAATGATTTGAAAAATGAATTGGACATGGATGCAGTGACTTCCATAGATCATGCAAATCTGTATGGGGAAATCGCTACTTGTTCCGTCTTACTGAATAAAGTAGGACTTCTTAGAGCACAGGCAGAATCGGAATACGAATCTGCAAAAGTGGAATTTAATGTCTATAAAGCACAACTTGCTACACAGATAAGACGTGAATCCATTGTAAACGGCGGAAAGGTAAAAGTGGAAGACATAGGACTTGTGAAGCTCACGGAAAGTTCTTTGGATGATATTTTGACAATCAATTCGGAACTACACGCCATGCAAAAGGATTTGATCAAAAAGAAAAAGCATTTGGCGGAAACAGACAGTCTCTATTGGGCGTTGCAGTCAAAGGACAAGAAGTTGACGGGACTTGTCCCAAAGGTAACACCGGAAGAATTTCTGGACAATTTGGTAGAAGGTGAAATCAATACATTTTTAATCATAAAAGAGAAAGAATAATATGGAAATCAAACTAACGGAAGAGTTTAAAATCGTTCAATGTACGAATGCACCATTTCTATGGGATTTGTACAGAATCAGAACAGCAAAGGAAACGGGCAAGCAGTATGAAACGGCAGAAGCCTATGGTATAGACTTAAAAGGAATTGCCGAAAGAGTACCCTATTTTGAGACAGAAGACAAGGCAAATAAACCTGTTTCTTTTAAAGAATTTGTGGGTATGTTTGAAAAAGAACAAAAGCAGATTATTGAAGCGTTTTTAAAACAGGTAAAAGAGAAATAACGATTTATTTATCAATCAATTAAATTAAAAAGAATTATGAAATTTGACAAATCGAAATTCAAGAAGCAATCAATTGAAGATGTAGAAGCAGAAGTAAAACAGGCTGAAAAGACAATGTACAAAGGTAGTAAGAGCTATACAGGCTTTGCTACTGTTCAGAAAGGAAAGAACGTATTTCGTGTCGTTCCAGCAATGGGAAAGGCTTATGTAGCTTGTAAGATGTCCAAATTGCGTGTAGAAGTTCCTACTTATGATGCGAACGGTAAGGTGACCGGCAAAGAGGTAAAAGACAAGAATGTTTTCTGCGCCGACATTCACGGAAAGAATCTTTTGAAAGGGAAAGACCCTATTGTCCTGTATTGCGACTATGTGAGAAAAAAGGCTTCCGAAGAATACCAGGACGAAACAGAACGCAGAAAATTCCTTAACCCTATTATGGGGTACAAAAAAGGAAACAAGTTCGTATGGGGTATCAACCCGTCTTTGGCGTATGTTTGCTATGTGTACCAAGGAACAAAAGACTTTGCCCGTTTGCAATTGTACGGAACATGGATGAACCGCATAAGGGAAATTTCGGTTGAAATGTCGGACGATGAAACGGTTTCTTTCGATATTTTCTCTCAATTGGAAGGAGCATACCCGCTTGTGATCACAATGGGAGAAGACGATAAAGGAAAGAAAACCTACTCTTTGTCTGCCGGTATTCCGAAAAAAGGACAAACTTGGGATGAGTTCTTTGAAGAAACTGTTATTCCTGATGAAGATATGGAGTATTTCTTGAATGAAGTTCCTACGCTGGAAGAAATCTACAAGGATGTTTATTCACAGAAAGATTTCAATATGGCTCTTGACGGGTTGAAGCGTTTTGACGAAGAAAACGGATACGATATTTTTGCTGACGATGGCTTCCTTACTGAAATAGAGGAGATGGCTGCATTGATCCCGGAAGAGGGTAGCAAAGACGATGAGGGGGAAGATGAAGCTCCCAAAAAGACAAAATCCACTTCTAAGTCAAAGAAAGCGGAAGAACCGGAAAACGAAGATGAGGAAGAAGAAAAACCTGCTCCAAGAAAGAAAGCTCCGGCAAGTGCACCGGCAAAAGAAAAAGCAGCAAAAGTCGCTTCTTACCCTCCCCTTTCAAAGATGAAAAAGTTCTTGGAAGACTATATTGGAGAAGAGTACCCGGAAGCTGAATTGCCGGACGATCTGACAATAGCAGAGGTTCGTTCTTGGTATGATTTGGCACAAGCTGGAGAGGCACTTCCTTTCCCGGAAGAAGATGAAACTTCCACAGAAACGGCATCTGAACCGGAATCGGACGATGAACCGGAAAATGAGGAAGAACCCAAAGAAGAATCTCCTATTGACGAAGATGCTACGGACAAGGACGAAGAACTTCTAAAGGCTAAAGCAAGATTGCAAGAGCTGAAAGCCAGAATGAAAAAGAAATAATTTCTTCTTTTTTTAGTTTTCATATTTTTCTAATTTGGTTTGGGGACTTGAAATACAGTCCCCTTCCTTTCTAACAAAACAACAAATGAGCAAAAAATATTTAGCTATAATCTCAACCGACCATCATCTGTCAGAGGGAAATGCTTCTACCATAAAAGATATTTTGCTGGAAGAAATGGAAATAGCCGACAAAAAGGGTATTAAAACTCATATCTGGCTGGGTGATGTTTTTGACAACAGGGTATCCCAAAGGGAGGTGTGCCTTTCTACGCTTCACGAAATATTGGAAGCGTATGACGAAAACGGACATCAAATAATTTGTATTCCCGGTAATCATGACAAAACATCCTATTCAAGTCAAAAGTCATTTCTTACAGCTTTCAAGCATCATCCTTCTTTTACTTTGGTGGAAGAATTGGACGGTATGCAAATAGAAGGGGTTTATTGCTTTTTCTTGCCGTTTTTTACTGACGATATCTTGCTTGATGAATTGGCAGAAATCGGGGACAAGAGAAAGAAAAACATCCTATTTGGACACTTTGCTGTAACCGGTAGTAAAAACATGGATGGAACAGAGGTAAAAAGTGAGCTAAAGCCTTCTATGTTCGAGATGTTCAAAAAAGTGTATTTGGGACACTATCATAACTATCAACGTGTAGGCAGTAACATTTACCATTTGGGAAGTGTCCAACAAAACAATTTCGGGGAAGATGAAAAGAAAGGTTTTTGGCTTCTGGATTCTGATTTGGAAGTCGATCTTATCCCTTCCACAAAAGGAACAGTATTCAAAAAGCTGGAAATCGACTTAGAAGAAACACCACATAAGCAAGCAGTGGCACTTATTAACAAATTCAAGAAAGAGAACCCTACCGTTCGTGTAAGGGTAGAGGTTTGGGGAGAACAATCTTCACTTGATGCTTTTGATAAAGATGCTTTTACAAAAGAAGGTGTGGACATCAAAAAGAAATTCAAGGAAATAGAAATAAAAGAAGTTCTTGCTCCTACCGTAGAGGTAAAGACTTTGGAGAAAAAGGATATAGAAGACAGATTTTCGTCTTTCTGCAAAGAAAACGGATATGATGAAAAAGAAGGAAAGGAAATTTTAAACAAACTGCTTTATGGCGAAGAAAAAGGAAACTAAAAAGATAGAAGAAGCTCTTGTTGTGACAGACGAACAACCTGTAGAAGAAAAGAAACCCAATCGTTTAGGTGATCTTATTTCAAGAATAGAAGATCGTTTTGGTAAGGATGCTGTAGCGGGCAAAAGACAGGACATTGAGTTTGTTCATTCCGGTTCTTATTTGCTGGACGAAATACTTGGTGGTGGATGGGCAAAAGGACGTGTTGTGGAAGCTTACGGAGGTTTTTCTTCCGGCAAGACAAGTATTGCTTTCCATTTGGCAACGGAAGTGCAGAAAACAGGAAAAGCGGTAGGATATCTTGACACGGAAAACGCTGTTGATCCAAAATACATGCAGGCGATAGGAATTGATTTGTCCCCCGACAAGTTTATCCTTTCCCAGCCTTCTACCGCAGAAGAAGTGCTTGAAATAGCAAAGGAAATGTGCAATGAAGAATCTATCGGACTTGTTGTGATCGATTCCATTGCCGGACTTGTTCCTACTGCTCTTTTGAATGGAGAGGCAGGGGACGCACATATAGGGCTTACAGCGCGTCTTCTAAGCTCCCAGGTAAATATCCTAAAGAACATCTGTAAGCAGACCGGATGTATCCTTTTTTGCATCAATCAAATCCGGTCTAACATAGGCGGATACGGTGCTGCCACCACAACGCCGGGAGGGTTTGCCATTCCTTTTTATGCAAGTCAGAGGATCGAGCTTGCTCGTGTGGGTTCTGAAAAAGAAGGAGAAACACAAGTTTCCAACAAGGTGAAGATAACCTGTAAGAAAAACAAGGTTGCACCGCCTTTTAAAGCATGTCAAATCATTATCCGGTTCGGGGTAGGGATTGACAAGGTGATGGAAATTGTGAACATGGGACTTGATTTAGGTGTACTTTCCAAAAAGGGGACTTACATCTATTATGGTGAAGAAAAGATAGGGTTCGGTTTCCCGAAAACAAGAAAACGTCTTTTGGAAGATGCAAAGCTGTTTGGGAAAATCAAGAAGGATGTTCTTGATACGTTCAGAAAGAAAGAAACAACATTTGAAAACAAGGAAGAAGAAAATGAAGCCGATTAGAATTGAAGCAACAAATTTCGTGTCATTCGAACACTTTAAATACGAATTTCAAGATGGGGTAACTGCACTTGTAGGGTTAAATAAAACAGACGACAATCAAGGAAGTAATGGTAGCGGGAAAGCCTTAACAATGGATGCAGACATCCTTACTCCTAATGGGTTTGTAAAAATGAGAGAAATAAAGGTAGGAGATGTTATCCTTCACCCTTCCGGTGGGTACCAAGTGGTAAGGGCTATTCCTTTTCATGACATTGATGTTGCTTATAAGATTACGTTTTCTGACGGGACGGAAGTCAAATGCAACAGAAGTCATTTGTGGAAAGTACGTTTGCATAAAGGCGAAGACTGGTATGTGATCTCACTTGAAGAAATCATGAAAAGATCGAAAGACGAAGAAGTCTTTTTTGAAGTGCCGGAATGTTTGGGTAAATCTTCCCGGAAGATGATCACTTTTACTTGTTTGGGCGCGGAAGAACAACAGTGCATAACTGTTTCCGGTGAAGACGGCATGTTTGTCACAAACAACTACATTCCTACCCATAATTCATCCATGCAGCAAGCTGTCTATTTTGCCATTACCGGGAACAATTACCGAAGCAGTGTGGATAAAAAGCTCATTAGAAGGGGTGAGAAGGAAGCAAAAGTATTATTGGATATAGAGTGTCCAATAAGAAAAGAAACTCTCTCTATCGAGCGTATTTTGCCCTTAAAAGGAAGCAGTAAACTAAATGTGTCTTTGAACGGTAAACCGGTAGAACTTGCTACCGTAAAAGACGGGAACAACTATATCCTTTCTTGGATTGCCATTTCACCGGAAGATTTAAAAAGCTATTTCCTTATCTGCAAGGAATACTACAAATCGTTCTTTAAAAGCTCCAATACAGATAAATTGGCTCTTATCAGCCGGTTTATCAATTATGACTTTTTGGATGGAGCAAAAGACATCATTCAAAAAGAACTGGACATTTTATCTTCTCAAAAACTTGCTATTCAAAGCAAAAAGGATCGTGCAGAAGGTAGCATAGAAGCACTAAAACAGGTAATAGAAGATGCTGCCAATTTTGACTTTGAAGCCGACAAACTATTTCGTATCGAAAAAAGAGAAGGTATGATAAAGTCTCTGAAAGAAGAAATTGATTCTTTCTGGTATGAAATTAGTCGTGCAGACAAAAGTATAAAAGAAAATAATTCCGCTTTGGAAGAGCTGGAAGACCTTTTGAAAGAGGAAGAAAAGAAGAAAGACTGCCTGCCTTCTACCAAAGAGATACAAGAGACAATCGAATCCGTTAAAAAGGAATTGGGAGAAGCAAAAGCAAATCAGAATGAAGTCTTGGAAATGAAAGAAGAGCTTTCAAAAATCCATGACGATTTGAAAGTGTCCCTTAGAAAAGTCCTTGTAAACTTATCCGGTGCAATTACTTGTCCAAAATGTAAACACAAATTCCTTACATTGAAAGACACTACGCTGGAGCAGGAGGAAAAGAAGAAAGTGAAAATCGGAAAACAGGAGAAAGAAGTTGTTTCCGAGATGGAGACTTTGGACGAATCTTTGAAAGAATACGAAGACCTTATTTCTTCTTTCATCCAAATAAAAAACGAGCAAGAGGATGAAATAGACAAGATTCGTCAGTCGGCACAGGAAATCAATACATCTATTTACAAGATCAATGATAATATTGAAAGTATCAAAAGCACTATTTCTTCTTTGGAAAGGAAAAAGAAAACCTTGTCTGAAAAGATTGAATCCAATATGTCCGATATCAAAGACAATGAAAAGCAGATAAAGGAAATCAAGAAAGAAAAAGCTACGAAAGTGGATGTGTCTTCACAAGAAAAACAAATAGAGGACACTATGCTTTCGATTGCCGGATATGACAAGGAGCTTTCCGATTTGGACGCACTTCTATTCAAGAAAAAAGAATGGATCGGCAGATTTAAGTCTTTCAAGATGTACCTTGCATTGGAACAGTTGAAAAATATCCAATCGAGAGCTAATAACATTCTGAAAGCGGAAAACAGCGACCTTCGTATCTTAATAGAAGGATTTAAGACAAAAGCGGACGGGGACATCAAAGAAGAAATAACACCGTATGTCGTCCGGGACGAAGCGGAAAACTTTTGGTACTACAGCGGTGGAGAACGCGCAAGGGTGGAAATAGCCCTTATCATTGCTATCCAGAATATGATAAACGAAACAAACAAATGGGGAGGACTGCAATTCCTATCCATTGATGAAATCACGGAAGGGCTGTCGAAAGAAAGCCTGTATGATGTGATCGAAGCGTTGGAGTTTATCCAATATCCTATTTTGGTTACCACCCATATTTCGAATGAAAACGCTTCATGCAAAACGCTTAAAATAGTAAAGGAGAACGGCGTAAGCCGTATTGAACAATGAGTAAGGAAACAGAATTGAAATTTTATATTGGAATAGATAATGGTGTGACCGGCTCGATTGGAATAGTAGGGAAAGATCTTACCTACTACAACATGGTAAAAACACCTGTTATTTCCGGTCAGGATTACACAAAAGCAAAGAAAAACATCTCTCGTGTGGATGTAAAAGTATTGGCAGAAATTATTGCAGATTTACAGGAACACGCACCATGCGTTGCGATTGTTGAACGTCCCATGAAGAATCCTGCACGCTTTGAGGCAACTTGTTCTGCCATGCGTGCGTTGGAAGCAGAGCTGACTGTATTGGAGCTTTACCAAGTACCGTATATTTTTGTGGATTCCAAGGAATGGCAAAGAGAGCTACTGCCAAAGGGAATTACAGGCGCACCGGAGCTTAAAAAGGCTTCTTTGGATATAGGGAAAAGGTTGTTCCCGGAAGTGCTTCTAAAACACCCGGACAGGGATGGTATTCTGATTGCCGAATATGCAAGACGGAAAGGTCTGATTTAGAAATCTGACAATTTCAAGACAAAAATGTACAAAAATGCTTGGTGATGTAATAATATACTGTTACATTTGCGTCCGTTATAAGTAACAAACAAAATAATTTCGACTATGGCAAACGGTAAGTATTTGAATATTTTTGTCTTGTCTTTCTTAGACAGACTGGAAAGTATCGAACACGATCTTTCCTATCTCAAAAGTAATGTAAACGACCCTTCAAGACTGGAAGAAGTGGAAAAGCAACTTTCTCTTTTGAAGGACAAAATCAAACAGATTCAAAATGATAAGAATTTATTGTGATAATGAAAACTGCGAAAGGTTTGGGATAAAATCTCCCATGACAAATGCAAAGTTCGTCTTTCGGTACAATAAACTTGTCCCTTCAAATCTTCCCAAATGTCCGGTATGTGGCATTCAAGTTTCCTATGAAGAAGAAAAGAACGAAACAGTTCCCGATATTTCCATAGGAGAATTTAAAATGATGTCCACCGAGAACAAAGCGAAGATGTTAAAGAAAAGGGCAAACGACTTTTCAAAGAAAGACGGAAGTGAGGATAGAAAACGCTTCTATCAAGAGAAAACAATTAAGAACGTGTTGAACATAAAATAAATATCAACCATGGAACGTAATACTTATATAGCTATCAGTCATATGCAACGAATAGAAAAGAAGCCTGTTCTTGCTATTATGTCGGCAGACGGAAAGATGGAAAGAGCCATCCTTTTAGACAACTTCAACGGGAAGACAAGGGACTTTTACCAAAACGAAGCAATTGGAAGGGACATTACAGATATTATTCTAAAAGCCAACCTTTCCAATTATTCGGAAGGAACAATAAGGGGATGGATAAAAGAATATGATTCCGTCTCTATCAGTTTCGGACATGAGAACTTCGTGATTTACAAAAGCGTATTAAAACCGCATGAAATCGAAGAATAACTGTATCCTAAACAGATTGAGAGATAAGACAATAGAACTTCCCGGAATAGGAGAAGCCACAATCAAAGGCGTAAGTGTGGCAAGGGATTTTAGAAACATTGAACTGGATGTTGTTCGGAATGGAAAACTGAAATCCCTAAGGATAGGGATAACAGGATTCTTGAAATCTGCAATCATAAAAGAAAGTATATGAAAAGAAATTCGGTAATTGCTTTTTGTTTGTTATTTTGTTGTTTTATTGGTTTGGGTGGGTGCAAATCCCGCCCTTCCCAAAAGACAGACTATAACTTTACACTAAAAGATTCCCTATTCTGGGAAAGAGAGCTAACAGACACGCTTGTAAAGATTCCCTATTCAATTGTAAACCTCACTATCAATCCTCAAAAAATGGAAGATGGGGAAAAGAGGGAAACAAGCAAGGGACAAGCTAATCTTTCAGTTCAAAAGAAAGGTGACACTATTGTTATAGTAGCTTCTTGCGATAGTCTGGAATTGGTTGTAAAAAGCCTCAAAGAAAGGTTGTCTAAAGTAAGCGAAGAAAACGAAAACTTGAAAGAAGAGGTAAAGGCGGCTCCTAATAGATTGCTTTCTTTCATGGGAGGTATAGGGATGGGTGCTTTTACGGTTTTGATTGCATTATTCATATTACTAAAAGTAACGAAAAGAATTTGAGATTATGGCTAAACTATTAGTATCGGACAAAGAACTGATTAGAAATAAATTTGTCCAAAAAAGCAGGAAAGAAATTGAGTGATTATTTGGCGAAAATTGGAACACAATTGCAAGATAGAGTGAATGCTATTCTGCCGCCAGAAATAGAATCTATTGTAGATAGATATCCGTCCATGCAGCCACTTTTGTTTTACAGAAGTATTTCCATAAACGATCTTCTAAAAATAAAGGGTGTCTGTATCTATGAAACCATTCCTTTTGATGGAATAGGGATGCCCAAAATGTTTTATAATGAATACATGGACGATTTAAAACGCTATTTCGAAAAAGATATTTTGGAATGGAGCAAGAAAGCGTATGAGCTTAAAAAGCTGGAAAACGAAACCAGAAACAGAGTTGCTTGTGCTCTCGACCATATCAACACAGAAAAGCAATTACAAGACAACTTCCCGGAAGCCTATGAGATTTTGATAGAAATCAAGGACAAACAAAAAGAAGAAAGCAAGTGTGATTCTATAGAAAATACCAGAGCATTCCTTTCATCCTTAAACAAATAAAATCATGACACAGAAACAAAAAGAACTGGAAGGCAAAATCATAGAAGCCAACCAAAAATACAGAGAAGGTGCTCCTATGATGAGCGATAAGGAGTATGATCTTTTGATTGATCAATTGAAAAAGGAATATCCTGATAGCGAAATCCTGACAAAGCCTATCATTGAAGAAAACAAAAAAGGTGACCGGATGGAAAAGTTGCCATATCCTATGTTTTCTTTGGAAAAGGTAAAAACAATCAGTGAGATCAGAAGATGGGTCAAAGATGTATGGGGACTTCACCCTACTAACAAAATCGTTATTACACCCAAATATGACGGTATTTCTCTTTTGGTGGATGAAACAATAAATGAATGTTGGACAAGAGGTGACGGGATAGAAGGACAAAGAAGCGACCGACATTACGAATACGTCAATCATGGCAACCCTATGGGAAAGAAATCTTGTTTTACTTTTGGTGAAGCCATTATTCCTGTCGGTATGTTTCTGAAAAATGTAAAACCACTTGGTTACAAAAGTGCAAGAAATTCTGTGGCAGGAGCTTTCAATGCGGATGAAATGAATCCGCAGGTTTTAGGGAACACCGCCTATATCCGATACGGTATTATGGATTCAGATAGGGATAAATCTTTGCAGCTTGCAGAGCTTTACAATGTTTACGAACCGTATGCAACACAATACTGGGTGACTTCTGCTTCTATTTTTGATGATGAAAAATCCGCTCTCAATTATTTGAACGAACTGTTTGATCTTACCAAAAATTTCAAATGTGACGGTCTTGTGATTGAAGTGGATGACAAGAATATTCGTAATGCTTTGGGTAGACTTCCTAATGGAAATCCGCGTTACGCAATTGCTTACAAAAATCCCGACTGGCAAGAAAGATACACAACCAAAGTTACTTCTATTGAATGGGGTATTTCAAAAGATGGCAAAAGCAAACCTGTAATCGTTTTTGAACCAGTTGAGTTCGATGGAGCTACAGTCACACGCTGTACTGGTTACAACGCAAAATACATTACTGATAACCATATTTGCCCTAATGCTTATATAGTGGTCACAAGAAGTGGAGATGTTATCCCCAAACACTTGGAAACGTTAAAATACAGTATTGAGTGCTTTGAGGGGATGTGTGACAGCATGATGTTCTGTCCTTCTTGTGGAGAACCTTTGAAATGGGATGCAACCCTAACCGACCTTGTTTGTTTAAATCCTAATTGTGATGAAAAAGCGATAAAGCAACTTGTCTATTTCTTTGCTACATTGGGTACGGAAGAAATGCAGGAAGCAACTGTAAGAAAACTCTATAAAGGTGGACTTTTCTCTGTCGAGGACATCATAAACGCAACAGAAGAGGAGCTTGAAAAGATCGAAGGAATAGGAAAAAGCCTTTCCAAAAAGCTGCGAAAGCAATTTGATTCCTATATAGACGATGGAGTTCCTTTTGCAAGAGTTCTGACTGCTTACAATGTGTTCGGTGGTGTAATAGGAGAAAAGACTTGCCAGATGATTTTCAACAGCCTCACCAAAGACCAGATAGACTATATGTTCGAAAACGAGGAAGTTCCTATGAAAGACTTGCTTTCTATTGATGGTATTGCCGAGACTACTGCAAAATCTTTCAATGACGGACTAAAGGCATTCTTTGATCTTTGCAGTGGTACACCTGTTTCTATTTCTTTTATCCAAGAAGAAACGGTGGAAAACGACAATCCCGAATCAGTTTGCTTTACAGGGTTCAGAAACAAACAGTGGGAAGAACGTCTTGTAAAAGAAGGCCACAAAATTGTTTCCAGTGTATCTAAAAACACCACAATCCTTGTAACAAAAGACAAAGAAAGTTCTTCATCCAAAATAAAAAAAGCTAAGGATTTGAACATTCCTATTTTGACGCCAGAAGAATTTGAAATCAGAATAGGATGGAAAGAGATATAGAAGACTGGATCAATGACTTTGAGGATGAAGAAACTTATGATCCTAATGAAGATGATCAATTTGAGTAGTTTAATTTGACATAGAAACGAATGAATAAGATTTACAGGGAGGTAACTCTCAACTTCATGAAAGTATTGAATAAAGCCGGGTTTAGGACAAATGCCAGAAGTTTTATTTCCATGCGATCTGTAGACAAGATTATCTCCCTACTCTTTGAAGTCATATTTGACAAACTGGAAAGAGATGGAAAAGTCAATATTAAGAATTTCTGTATCATTAAGAAGATTAAGTGTAAGAATGGCAAATATTATTTTGAATTTATAGACAATAGAAAGAAATGAACACGAATTTTGAAACCAAATTTGGATGTGGCAAAGCTGATGGTATTCTTAAAAATTTATCGTTACCGGGTAAATACATAAAGTTAAATCAATGATGTACTATTACAAGGAAAAGGATTATTGGTATTTTGCCGGATTGGACAAGGAAGCTCTGATTAGGCTTAAATTTATTTCTTCTTACAAAAGAAATTCTACCAACAAGGAGTTATATATTAAATCTGATCCCGCAAAAGAGATTCTGCTCAAAGAATTTGTATCGGATTGTGGAATAGAAGAAGTCGATCCTCTTTCTATTGTTCGTACAGGTTGCAAAGCTGAAATAAAGCCTTTTGAGGAACTTTTGTCAAGAAAGGATATAAAACTATTGATAGAAGGACTTTCTCTCTTAAAAAAGCCGAGAAACTATCAAATGGACTATCTTTACTATGCTATCAATCACGGAAATCATGTAAATGGTTCTTCGGTTGGAACAGGCAAAAGTCTTTCGTCCATTTTCTATGCAGAAATTCTTGATCTTTTCCCTTGTATGGTTGTATGTCCGGCTTCTGTAAAATCCGGTTGGCTAAGAGAGTGGAAAGAAGCAAATCCAAATAGACAGGTATCTGTTATTTCCACCACTTCGCCAGCCGAAGATTTTGATGCTGATGTCCTTGTGATCAATTACGATATTCTGGGGAAAAGAACGGAGAAGAACGGTAAGACCTCTATCGAAGTAAGGCTGGACGGGATGAAGAAAAAGAAATTTTCACTTGTCGTAGCTGATGAAATTCATTTTCTGAAAAACAGGAAATCCATACGGAGCAAGACGTTTAAGAAGTTAGCAGGGAAATCTTCTGCTATCATAGGATTAACCGGTACGCTTATCATGAACCGTCCGGCAGAACTATTGAACATACTTGCACTTATAGGAAGATTGAAAGAGATTGCGCCGAATGATCCCTATCATCACTATTTCTTTGAAAGGTATTGCAACATGAAAGAAACTTTTTTTGGAATGGATTTAACAGGAGCTTCCAATATCAAGGAACTGAATGATCTTCTCACCAAATGTTGCTATTTCCATGTAAGCAAACGGGATGCTTTAAAAGAACTTCCGCCTGTAACCGAAAACATGATAGAATGCGAGATAACCAACAAGAAGGCTTACAAGTCCGCGGAAGAAGATTTGTTGGAATTTATCTTTAAGCATTTCAAAGATAAAGAAAGGGTAGAAAAGGCAGCAAGGGCAGAGTTTTTGGTAAAGATGAATCTTCTAAAGCAGCTTTCTTTGGAAGGAAAGGTGAAAGCAATCAAAAAATGGATAGAAGAATGGCTGGAAGCAAACGAAGATGATAAATTGCTCGTATTCGGTTCTCATTCCACTATTTTGAAAGACATTCAGAAACTTTTCAAAAACAGCCTGCTTGTCATAGGTGAGACGACCGGAAAGAAAAGGGAAAAGGTATTGTCTGACTTTTCTTTCGATCCTTCCAAAAGACTTTTGTTTGCCAATATGGGATGTCTGGGTACAGGGGTGGATGGACTTCAAAAGGTTTGCTCAAACATGGCTATTTTGGAATTGCCACCTCGTCCAAGCGATCTTGTACAGGTAATAGGAAGATTGGAAAGGAGCGGACAGGAAAATCCGGTCACAATCCAATACTTGCTTTCATCTTCTACCATAGACAAGGATTTATGGGAAATGTTGAAAAACAAGAAATCGGTAACCGATATGTTGAATAAGGGTTTTGAGGACGATTCAAGTCTGATGATTTTAAAAAGTTATGGCGAAAAAGCAAAGAAAAGGAAAGGTTCTTGAAGTTTGGACAGACGGCAGTTGCTATGCAAAACATCCTAAAAGGCTGGGTGGGTCTGCCGTTTACATCAAATGGAAAGACAAGGAATATCACATAAGAAAAGGGTTTTCTCATACCACCATAGGCAGAAGGGAAACGGAAGCCGTTCTAATGGCTTTAAAGGCTATTAAAAAGGATTTAAGGGCAACCGTTACCTTCTATATAGACAGCCAATACGTAGCTGATCAATTAAAATACAGATTCGTAGATTGGGTGAAAGAAGACTTGCGTGTAGAGAATCAGGACTTGTGGGACAAAATCTTCATGGAAGTCTTGAAACACGCAAAACTAAGAATAAAGGTCAAATGGATTCCGGGACATAAGAAAGATTACAATGATCCTATTGTTTGTGGAAATTTCATTGCCGACTATTTAGCGGATTACAAAAAATTCAGTAAATATGAAAAAGATCGTCGTGTATAATAAGCTGATCCCTTTCAAGGGATATGTAGCAATGGCCGTTTTTCCTTTCATTTTTGTAAGGAGAGAGTATAAGCCAATAGGAAAGAGAACGATCAATCATGAAAGCATACACCTGCGACAACAGATGGAATTATTGATAATACCGTTCTTTATTTGGTATAGAACAGAATACCTATTTAGAGCAATACGTTATTGGAGCTTTAAAAAGGCTTATAAAAATATCTCTTTTGAGAAAGAGGCTTTTACCAACGATAAAGACGATCGTTATCTGGAAGAAACAAGAAAACCATTCGAGTTTCTTCATTATCTAAGAAAAGAAGATTAACAACAATAAAGCAAACGAAAAGAGTTATGGAATGGAGCAAGTATCAATTGGCTATTTTCGATGCTTACGAGAATACCAATAAAAACATAGTAGTAGAAGCTGCACCGGGTAGCGGTAAAACATTTACACTCAAAGAGTTATGCAATCGGACAAAAGAAGGTACAAGTTGTTTGTTTATGGCTTTTAACAAAAGTATTGCAGAAGAGCTAAAAACAAAACTACCTACTACAGTAGAGTGCAACACTTTTCATTCAATGGGACTTCGTACATTAATGAAAAATTTTCGATTCCGAATGCAGCTTGAAGAAAACAAATGCTTTTCTCTTTGTATGGAATTATTTGATTTTAGGAAGAAGGAATACAAAGAGAAAATGCGATATTATTTTGCCTTACAAGAATTGTGGGAAAAGATTAGGCTGTCGCTTTGTGAAATCAACGAAAGAAATGTCTCTGCGCTTTGTATTGAATATGATTTGGATTATGAAAATTCAATGATAAATGATCTGAATAAAATCAATGAAAGGTGGAGAAAAGATTGTGCCAAAATACAAGACAACAAATCTTTCAAAATGGACTTTCCAGACATGTTATGGATTCCATATAATTTTGTGGATGAAATGAACTTTCCTAAGTATCAAGTTGTTATGGCAGATGAAGGACAGGATTTATTCACACTTCAAAAGGGAATTTTACAAAGATATATCAAACCAAGAGGAAGGTTTGTTGCTGTAGGGGATTCAAAACAACTTATTTATAATTTCATGGGTTCCGATTTGGATGTATTCAATTCTATAAAAAGAATGCCGAATACAATTTGCCTCCCACTTTCTGTTACTTACAGATGTGCAAAGAAAATTGTTGAAAAAGCAAACGAAGTGTTTCCCGGCACGGAATGTACTGCTACAGCAAAAGAAGGTGTTGTAAGAAGTGGTGATATTTTTGAAGCCGAAAGCGGGGATTTTGTTCTTTGTAGGAACAACTTTCCTTTAGTCGTTGCTTTTATTATGTTACTGGAAAAGGGGAAGAAAGCATCCATCATGGAACGGGACTTCGGGGAAAACCTTTGTCGGCTGATGGATAATCAAAGCTGTTTAGATGATCTGTGTCTCCTATTGGAGGACAAAGCCTCTAAATTAAAAAAAAGAGGTTTATCCGAAATCGCTATTATCAACAATGCTTCTTATGTAGCGTTGAAAGAAAAAGTTTCCATCATTGAAACCCTGTACAAGCGTTTCCCTGGTTCTTTTTTAGCTTTGAAACAAAAGATCAAAAACATTTTCTCTGACGATAAAACCGGCATCATTCTTTCTACCATACACAAAAGCAAAGGGTTGGAAGCAAAACGGGTTTTCTTTTTAAATCCTGAATTAATTCCTTCCAAGTTTGCAAAGACACCTAAAGCCTTGTATGCAGAGGATTGCTTGAAGTTCGTTGCTATTACAAGGGCAAAGGAAGAACTGGTTTATTGCCATATAAATACAGAAGAATCGCCTTTATAAGTAACAAACAAAAGAAAGAAAAACTGACAATTTTACGTATTTTAACTATAAAAGAGCGATTATGTAACAGTATAATGTTACATTTGCAACATCAAAAACTAAGAAGATGAAAAAGAATAAATTTTATATCATTGTTCCTCATGAAAATGGGAAAATTTCGCTTTTCAATGCAAGCAAAATAGAAGAGCTGGGATCTTATTTACCTTCTATGGAAGCTGTAAAGACAAACATCGAGCTTCAAATGGCAAAATGGAGAAAGGATCGTTCCTATAAACCGCAACCGTTAATGTTAGGAGTTCCTTTGGATATATTTTTGAAAGTGAAATCCATTACAAAAGGTAAATGGAATGAGATACCTTTGAACCAAGGTTGCAATGGCGTACCATCTGTTCTTCTTATCCCTAACAAAAAGGAAGATGGGGAAGAATGACGGAATCACAAAAGATGTCCTTATTGCTTTAGACAGTGACGCAAGAGCCATGAGATGTGACGAGATATATGAAACTGGGCATCTCGCTCTTGCGGTTACCTTAAAAAATCATTCAGAATTTGGAAGGGAACTTGCAGAATGTATCAAGGATGATTACAACCATGTAATGAATTTTACTTTGAATACCGGGGACAGTTTCAAAGCAACAGCAGGACTTCTTGTAATGGATATGTGGGGAAACTGGATGTCTTTGTTGTCGGCAGAAGGGATACCGCTTTTCTCCTATGATTTTTCCGCATGGAGAAAGAAAGCCAAAAAGTTTCTGTACATAGAAAAAGCATCTTTCCTTCCCGACCCGGAAATAACCTACAATTTTAAGATGGAATCACCGTCTAAGAATTTCGTTATTATCCCAAGGGGTAGTGAGGGGTGCGATTTTACAAAAGGAATTATTTTACAATCATTAATCTAAAGCATCATGTATTTCGAATCAACTATAAATTACTGGACAGACAATCCGGACGGTTTTAAACCTCCAAGAATACCTATTAAAAGAACTATTCTTGTTAGGGCTTACACCTATACGGAAGTAGAAGCGATCACTACTGATTGGGGAGCGAAAGAAACAAATGAAGACTTTAGGATTTCTCCTATCAAGGAAACAGATATTATTTCTGTAGTAGGGAATGGAGAGAAGTTTTTCAAAGTCGTTTCCTATTACCCGGAGACAACTCCTAAAGGAAAAGTAAAAATGCAGAAAGTTGTTTTGATGGCTCGGTCTGATTCCGACACGGAAGCCATAGAAAGAACAAAACTGTATTTTGATTTTCTGTCGGATATTGAAGATCTGGTTATTAAATCTATCTCTCTTACAGAAATAGAAGCATATTTAAAGATAGACTGATATTATGAATGTACTTAGTTTGTTTGACGGAATGTCCTGTGGACAGATAGCGTTATTTACCTAAAATTCATACATTTGCAATATGAAATTGGTTGAACAACATACAATTAGACCATCTTCTCCTTACTACAAGGAGTTGATAGAGTTATTGCATAAGTGTAAAAACTTATATAATAAGGGTTTATATGTTGTTAGACAACGTTATTTTCAATACAAAGATGATAATACGGTAAAATACAAATACCTAAACTACTATTCTCTTGAAAAGAAATTAAGGGATGAAAATGACCCTGATTACAGGGCATTACCTGCTTCAGTTTCACAACAAGTTCTTATGATGGTAGATAGAAACTTTAAATCTTTCTTCAATCTTCTTAATAAGAAAAACAAAAGAGAACATTCCAATCCAGTTAGGTTGCCCAAATATCTTGACAAGAACGGGTTGTTTATAGCTGTATTTACCACTATCGCATTTTCGCAAAAATGGATAAAACAAGGTGTTGTCAAATTGCCTAAACGATTTTCTTTCACAACTCGTACTAACAAGCAAAATATTCAACAACTTAGATTCATTCCTAAAAATGGATTTATCTCGTTGGAGATTGTTTACAACAAGAAAGAGAAAGAAAGACTTGCCGACAATGATAAATATCTTGGTATTGATATGGGTCTTAATAATCTTGCATCGTGTGTTTCAAACACTGGTTCTTGTTTTATCATCAATGGTAGACCACTAAAGTCTATTAATCAATATTACAACAAACGTTTATCATATTTAAAATCTAAATTAGGTAAAAACAGATATGCTTCAAAACAAATTATTTCATTAACCAACAAACGGAATAATAAAATCAAAGATTATTTACACAAGGTAAGTAGGATATTGGTTAATCATGCAGTTCCAATGGTATTAATACAATCATAATAGGTCACAACAAATACTGGAAGCAAGAGATCAATATCGGTAAACGAAATAACCAAAATTTCGTTTTTGTGCCTTTTAATACTTTGATTAGTATGATTTCTTATAAATGTAAATTAGAAGGTATTAATGCTAAAATTGTAGAAGAATCATATACTTCTAAATGTAGTTTTCTGGATAACGAAAAACTATCAAAACATGATTCCTACAAAGGTAATCGTTCCAAAAGGGGTTTATTTAAAACCGAATCAGGAGCAATTATCAATGCGGATATTAACGGAGCCTTTAATATCATAAGAAAATCAAAAGAATCCTTTGATGTAACTACGTTACCAGAAGGTAGAGGGTTTTGGTGGAACCCAGTACGGATTTCCGTATAGATATATAATTTTGTTAGTATAAAGTTATATAATCACCTTTTCCATAGTAGTTAAGATACGCTTTCCTACTTTTTCACAAGTACAATTTAAAAACAACAAGACATGAGCAGAAAGAAAGAAACAGAGCTTCAAAAGCTCATTAGACATATTAATTCCATAGACCGTCCATTTGAGTTTTACGATGTGTCGAGATGTAATTTATTCTTTAACGGTACACTTAGAAAAACTATTACCTATCTTTACAGAGCGGGATTCATAGAACGGATTGAAAGAGGACGTTACAAACGTCTTAAAACAATCCCGGAGAACATGACTACTGTAGAGTTAGAAAAAATGGCTTACAAACGATAAAAACATGGAATTTTCAACAATTTGTATTATAATTCTGGGGATAATAGCAGTTTTCCTATTGGAGATTGTATTTATCCTATGGCTAAGAGTTAAGAACTTGAAAAACTATTGCATGGCAATAGATTCAAGGATCGATTCCGTAAGGCTTAATTATCTCATAGGACTTAGAAACCTCTTGATCCAACAAGAAAGGTTTGAAGATGTAGAATACATAGACGAACTGATCAAAGATGAATATCCCGGTGTAAACCTAAAGGAAGTGACGATAGACGATATGATTAATTTGCTATAAACTTTTTAAAAATCAATTAATTATGGAGATTAAAGTAGATAGAAAATGGAAAAAAGAAAAATATACAATAGGGAGATTGTATATTAATGGTGAATTTATTTGTAACACCATTGAAGACACCGACAGAGGATTGACACAAAGTATGTCGGAAGAAGAAATAAAATCTAAAAAAATATATGGAAAGACAGCTATTCCTTCCGGCAGATATAAAATTCTTATGAATGTGGTCTCCCCTAAATTCAGCCAAAAGGAATTTTATATGAATGTATGTAAAGGGAAAGTTCCAAGACTGGAAGGAATAAAAGGCTTTTCTGGCGTTTTGATTCATTCTGCCGCCACAGCAGACAATGTAGAAGGATGTATAGGGGTAGGATTTAACACAGAAATAGGGAGACTTACTTCTATCAAAGAAGCGTTTGAAAAAGTATATTCTAAACTTTCTTCTTCAAAAGAAGACATCTGGATTACAATTGAGTAAGAAATATATACCTGTATAATTGTTTATAGTTAATCGAGTTCCAAACCTATCAAAAGAAAGGAGGTGAAAACATGAAATAACAAAATCTATTCTAAATTCCTCTATATAAATAAATCTAAGTTTTTAATAAAGGAGGATGCCGAAAATCCTTAACAGAGTAGGTACATTAACAATCTCGTTGTTAGTAAATTACGTTAATCAAGAAAGGGCTTTGAACACAATCTGTAAAAATCGGTTCTTAGCCCTTTCGTCTTTAAAAACTAATAGTATGCCTTACGAAAAGAAGAATATTGAAACTCCCAAAAAGAAACCTATGATCATTCCGGTAAAGAATGCTGCTCCTGCTTGGACAAAGACAAAGGTACGGAACATTATGCGTGATTCCAAATATCCCGAACTTCATGGAGAGATGTATCTGGGTTAAGAATAAGCCCGGAAAATAGTTTTTGTATTGGGTATGATCGACCGGTCATATTTTGCTTTCAATCTGAACAAGATTTCCCTTTGAAGGGCTGATTCTTGGTTTTTCAGTTTCAATACTGTTCCCCGGTAGTCCGATACAATCCATTTTCCGTCTTTCTTTTCCAAAAGAGACAAACGCGATCTTATATCCCCATTTACAAACACTTTTATAGATGGGGATATTTTTATTTTCGCGTCCTTTACATTTACCAGATACTTTTTCAGTTCCGGTAGCATTCTTTTCCTTCCATCACTACCCGCGTCCCCTTCCAGATATTTTATAAACTTTTCTATTCCTTTTATCTTCCGGTCTATACTTTCTTCCTTTTCTTCCGACAGAGCTATTTTCAAATTCCGTCTTGTAATAGGTTTTATGATCGTACTTCCCCACAGAAACCCGTTGGAGGGACAAAGCTCATTAAACCTTTCCACTCTTTTTATATAGAGGTTTATCTTTCTTTCCTTGTTCGTCATGCCACTTCCTTTCTTATTTAAGTCGTAAAGCCTTTAATCTGTCCTTTACAGAGGCTTTTCTTTCGTCATCTATGTAGGTAGCTTCCTGTACTTCATAAGGCGTCATTTCGTCCAGGAACTTCTGGTTTTGCTTTTCCAGCTCTTCCCAATTGGCTGCACGTATCAGATCGCCAGGAAGCATAATCTTTTCCCTACCCAGAATTGTTTTATTGAAGCCGTTGAAGTCCTTGTAGTAACTTGTTGCAAGCTGATGCACCAATACAGTAGGATCAAGACCGGATTTTGCAGCGACAAGACCTATTATAATAGAATTAATTGGAAGTGTACGGAACACACGAGAAACGTTTTCCTGCCCATGCAAGGTAGCGACAATATCTATTTTCCCGTCTACAGTCAGCTTTAGTTCATTTCCCTTTACTTCTTTCCGGGCTTGTTCGAGCATGTTTCTTATTTCCCGCTCGAATATCAATGCCTTTTCTTCCTTTTCTTCTGCAAGGTATTTTTGATACCGGTGCTGTAGGTCTATTATGATAGTGTTTATGATCTGTAGCCGTCCGGCTTCCGTTGCCACCTTGTATTGATTGGATGAAGCAAGAAATACGGCACGTTTGCTTTCGATTTCCGCTTTCTTTTTGGCGAAGATGGCTTGCAGTTCCTTTTGGGTAAGTTTTATCTTCTTTTCTTCCTTTAGGATTTTCTGGACATCATCAACGCCGTTCATCTCCCCAAACAGTTTCACGATATAGGACATGATCTCCGGCGTGACGGAAGAAAGCATTTCTTTTCGATAAATGTCGTTGAATACCTCTTTGCACCTCTTTATTTCTTCTATGAGAGGTATAACATACATTTCTTTATGTCGTTGTGCTTTCTTTACGTCCGATTCCTTTCCACCGTGACGAAGGATAAAACCCTTTGCAGAATAGCTTTTTAAGTCGGCCGTGATCTCCTCCCCGTCCTTACCTTCAAAGACAAAGAAACGGTAAGACGATTCAGATAGTGCCCTTTCTGCCGTTTCCAAAGCGACAAAAGCGTTTTTTAGCTCACTGGAAGCGGTCTGGATCACTTCTGGAGCTTGTTCTATTATTTCCACAAAGTCCTTTTGGGAAATAGCCGGTAAATCTTTATTAGTAAGCTGTTTCTCCTTCTTCATTGTTCAATTCTTCGATTTGAGATTTGGAAAGCTGTGCACTATTATATTCAAAACATTCTGATTTGTCCACATAAGGACATTCGATTTTGTATCTACAGTTATCGCAAACTATAGAAGGTTTGTCTACAGACTTTTGTAACTTCATTTTGACAAAAATTTAATGGTTGTTTTTATTATGTGACAAAACTACACTAAAGAAAGGACAAAAACAAAAGTCCTTACCTATACATCGCGTACCGGTAAGGACAAAATAATAACATAAACTAATTAAACTACTAAATACCAATTGAATAACTAAACTAATAATATAACAAACATAAAATTTTCTACACATAGCAAAGATATACAAATCTTTTTCTTTGGAAAGGCTAAACACTTTCAAAATATGCAACCTCTTTAAGCTGATACATTTTCAGTCTTTCTCCGTTTTCTATTTTGTAGCCGACATACACTAATTTATAAAGGAACTGACAAAAGTTGCCTGGCAAAAATTTCTTTTTGTTTTTCTTTAGGATATTCTTCACAAAATACCCTTTGCAGAAAAAACCTTGTAATTTTCTTGAATCGTTCAATAGAAGTACCTTTACAATATCTACAGATTTGTTCAAATAGAAGCACGGCACGCCGGCATTGTATTTCCATGTTACAAACTTAACATTGTCTTTTGTGTAATACTTCATTCTATTCTTTCCTTTTGTTCTTTCCTTACCTGCCTTTTTAGAGGCAAACAAGGAAAGAAATTTATTTAACCTGATCATAGTGTTACATGTTTTCGTTTATCTTTTGTAATACACTTTGCAACACACTGTCGCCGTTGAAAGTTGTTTCTACTACAGTGTCTATACTTCCATTATCATAAGTAAACACTATTTTTCCGGTTTTATCATATAGCTTTATATCCTGTATAACTTTTAACTCTTTTGGGCTATCCTGTTTTACTTTAGATATGATACTTTCCAAGTCGAGTCCGGTTACTTCTATCATATCATCCGTATAGTCAGAGACATTAAAAGCAAAGTAACTTTCATTCTCTTTGTCTCGGACAAAGTTATACGCTTCAAACTCGTTTTTAAATACTTTTTCTTTTCCGTTCTTGAATAGGTGGAATGTTTGCGCGTTCGGTTGCTCCCAATGATAACCGTCTTTCTCCATAAAGAAAAATACTTTGTTTGTAGCATGTCTTTTTAAATTTACCAAAGATTGCTCCAAAAAATCAGAGAAAGGAATGCTTGTATTTATATCCTTTTCTATATGAACGCCTACTTTTGTATTTATCTCTAAAATTTCTGTATAAGCCCAAATGCGAACTTCACGTATAAGACTGTCACCGTCTTTGGAGACACAAAAAATATTGTTGTCTTTGTCTATAGTGACACTCAAACCTTTGCTATTCAAATATTCTATCACTCCATCTAAAGAACACCCGGTAAAATATTCTTTTTCGCTTGTTTCCGTTACGTTTGCAGCACTTTCTTTGCTCTCCTGTAGGTTTGTATCATTTTTGATTTCCGGCATTCTTACAGGCTTAGTATCTGTGTCCGGTTCTTTTGTTTCTTTTCCACAATAAACAGGGGTTAACTTATCCGGGAAATAATCGTTCTTATCTCTAATTGAATTAAAATAATTAATTTTGTTATCAATCATAAAACAGTTGTCACAGTTGTCAGAGACAAAAGAAAGTTTACAATAACTATATTCTTTTGTAAAATATATTTCGCCGTTCCAACCGTCCAGACAAGAAAGTACTTTACTTAATCTATTACCTGATCTATAACTAAAATTAGACGGTTCAGACAATTGTACAAACAATTCTCCGTATTTATTATCTGTATCACTTATTCCTAATTCTGTAATATAATTTACTCTTAATCGGTCTGATCCTTTTTCTATCTCGAAAGAAACAAATTCGGAGACTTTAGATATAGTTTTTAAATCCTTTGTAAACTGTTTGCTGTCCTTAACTGTCAATTTTAATTCCTTGTATAAAATAGGGTAAACGTCCTCTATATTTACATTCTTATTGAAATCATTGTAACGACACTCAAATATTTCACCTTTATCCGTTACGATCGTTACGACTATTTGTCCCTCTTTGTCGTCGCTACCAACAATAATATGACATTCTTTCCCTACCAACTTTTTAAAGATATCAAAAGATATACATACATACTTACCCCAAACACCGGAAAAATTGGATATTTTCACATTTCTACTTTTGCAGATAAAAGAATCAGTAGCATATATTTTGCCTAAGTTTATATCTATTAAAATATTGTTATCAATATATCGACTTGAATTTTTGGTTTTTACAGTTAGAAACGTTTTGTCTTTCTTATTAAATACAATATCAAAAGAACAAATACAATTATCCTCGCTTTCTTGTACCTGATTTCCTTCTTTGACAAATTCTAATTTTTCTTTGGCGCCGGACAACTGTTTGAACCTTTCCAAATATTCAAACACTTTGACTATATCAAAACTGCATTTAAAATTGCCTTTTTCAATAGAGACAATATTATTAGACACCTTACATATATAAAACACGCTATTTTTAAAAATAGGGTCAATATTAGAATAATAAGGGCTTTTTGTATAATATTTTATCGCTTGATCTTTTTCTTTCTCTGTTAGTCTTTCTGCTTTCCCTTGCTTTGTTTCTAAGCTCTCACAGCTTTCAATGTAAGTGTAAATGTCTTTCAATGTATATACACCAGGTTTTTCGTTTTTAAAAAGTTCCTGGAAGTATGCTTTTGCGATTTCCAACAATTCTAAAAAAATTTCCATGGATAAAGTATTTGTACTGTTATTAGTTGCTTTCATTTTATTATCTCCTATTAGTTTATATTATTGTTAATAAATTGTTTATGCTTTATGGATTGATTGATAAAATAGGTAGGGTTATTACTCCCTACCTTTGTCCAGGTTCGTTACCTCTATTCCTTCCGGTAAAGTATTACTACACACAAGTTCGTTGATTAAATCAGAAGGAACCTTTTCGCAGCAATCTAACCAATTAAAACAAAGTTCGTTTTTATGATCGTAAAGGGTAACGTTATCCCAACTTATGCCGAAAGAGACAACCGCCTTTTTTACTTCGTAAATTCTTTTTGCTTTTTCTACACTTTTGGCAAACTCTTTTTCAATCTCTGCAAGTTCTTCTAACCGTTTCTTTGATCTTGCAGTTTCTTCACGCGCTTGTTTCATTTCTTTTGTCGCGTAACCATGTTTAAACAAATAGGCCATGTCGTTACACTTTTCTGTGTCAAATTGCTTATAAACTTTATCCTTATTTTCAATTTTCAAAGTTAAGCCCGTTTTTGCTTCCATTTCCCGGATAGCTTCTTTTGCTTGCTTTTCCCAAGCATCAGCAACGCCCAAGTGAAAAACAAGGTAGTGAAATAAATCTTTGTTGTCTGAAGCGTTACGTAATATTTCGATAGCTTCCAAATTAGAAATATTATACATTTCCGCTATTTGTTCATTTGTTTTGCCTTCATTGATATGAAAGCGAATGTCATCTATAAGCATTGGTTGTCCCAAATGATTAAAACCATGTAACCGATTAAATTTTTCAAGTTCCGGTTTAAAATAGGCAATTGCATCAGCAATCGCGCCACTTATATAAGTGTAAAACCTTCCATTTCTTTTTTTAACCTTAATTTCGCCGGTAAAACTAAAGGTTAAATGTCCGTTTTTGCAATCATCATTTAACCCAATATAGTAGGCAAAGGAATAACATTTACCGCCTTCAAAAAGATAATCATATACTTGTGTGTCCTCTTTAAAGAACTTAGAAAATAATCCAGAGAAACCAATACGATTTACAATTACCTTGTTTTCGTTGTTATTTACTGTAGTTGTCATAGCTTTATTGCGTTTTGTCAAGGTTTGCGCACCTTGTTTAATTAGTTTAGTTAGTTGCTTTATTAATAAGTTAAAATTTGTACTTTGTACCCGTCATTCCCGGAAAACTGATATATTTCGCTTGTTGCTTCTACATATTCGCTTTCGACTATATCCAAGCAGCCTTTCATTTTTCCGTCAAAAGAATAGGTCTTAAGCTCCTCAATAAATTCTGCACAATCACCCTGTAATAGGGTTAAACCACAGCCTCCATTTCCCAAAGTTGCTATAATAACAGTATTATTATTTTTCAGTTCTGTAGCAATAAATTCAAAAATTTGTTCTTTTGTTCTCATGATCTTTATTTGTTTATGTTATTATTAGTTCTTTTCTTTGATACAAATGTAACACTTTAATGTTACATACCAAAGGTTTTATAGTTAAGAAAGGTTAATTTGATGATTTTTCTTTGTTTTGTTTGTTACTTATAAATGATTTTTCAACCAAAATATAAAGTAAAACTAAAACAATAGGAACAGATAAGATAACATGCAAAAAATTCTTTTCGTCTATAAATAGAATAATAAGAGTGATAACGAAAGAAATAAATACCATTTTCAATGCCTCTAATATTACTTGTATAGCTTTCGTGTTCATAACTTTATTATTTTACTGTTTATTAAAGTGTATTATTTACATTTATTTTATAGGACTTTCCAAAGGAGATACCGCGCTTTGTATTTTCAATAGGTGTAAATGTTATACTATTCCCGTTCCTATCAATTCCATAAATACCGGTTGCACATGTTTCATTTTCCCTACAAAATTGCTTTGCTTTTTGAAGGCTGGAAAAATCCAGCCCGTCAACTATCCATTTGTACACCCTATTCATTGTATTTGCAAATTTGATAATAATTCAATCGCTTTCTCATTTCCTTTGTTTGCTTCTTGCTGGCAAAATTCGTTTTTGTCTAAAAATTCGTTTTTGTAAAGAATGTCCTGTAAAAACGAATAAAACATTTCTATTGTTTCCTTTCTATCTTTGTCAGTAACGCCACAACGGAAATTTTGAAAACTATCGAACCAATCAAAAGATAATTTTTTGCCTTCATAGCTCACTGTTATTATATAGTGGTTGTGCGATTCCGGGTATTTGTTATCCCATTTGCAAACCTTTGTGTTTGAAAGCAAACATTTAATTTTGATTGCTTTACCTTCGTAGGAGATAGAAGTTACTTTGCTATCGCCGTTATCCGTTATCGCCGGCTGATCGTTAAATCTTTCTTCTTCGTTGTTAATAAATTCTTGTACTTGCTTTGTACTAATTCTCTTTGCTTTCATAATGCTTGTTAATTTAATTAGTTGTTATTATTAGTTGTTTTTCGATATACAAATGTAACACTTTAATGTTACATACCAAAGGTTTTATAGTTAAGAAAGGTTAATTTGATGATTTTTCTTTGTTTTGTTTGTTACTTATATCAAATTAAAGGCGGAGCGAAAGCGCACTTAGCGCGTGCGGAACCTTTAATTTAAAACAAATAGTTATAACCCAATACCAACAAATAAAACCTTATTTAGAATGAATCTAAATAACCAACTACACAAATAAGTGATTATCAACAAATTGATCAAAATTCTATGAAAATAGAAGGAAAGAATGAGAAAAAGTATGTCGAAAAACCTATAACAAAAAAAGTTATAACGAATAGAAAAAAGAAGGAAATCAAAGGAATGTAAATATGAAAATGTTAGATAAGTAGGTATAAAAATGTGATTTGTGACTTTTTAGATTATGCTTCAAAATTTAGATTATATGATTTTATTAAATGCAGATATTTCTTTTTGTATGGTTTGTAAACTTTGGTATATCTCTATTAGGTGCATATTTTAAAATTTAGTTTTGAAACTTAGAATTTATAATTTTAGAGGTGTTTATGTATGTAATTGTCCGCCTCACCTGCCATCATCCTCCCCAAAAGTCCTTTCCTTCATTCCCTCTATCTTCCTACCTTTTCCACTATTCAAGCGGTTGCCAGAGTGTTTGCTATTTTGTTTGAGAGATACTTTTCCCACTTCTATTTTCTGGTTGTTGATCGTCTTTTATATCTATTCTTTTGCTCTATACACTGCCTTATCTCCATGGGATAATATATCTATTGTTTTTAAAAATGAGTATATGTCGCTGCAACGCGCCATATACAACTCATTTTTGAGAGCTATACCAATACCAAAATGTACCTATTTTCACCCGTAAAACCTCAAAACTTTTCATTTTTGACACTAAAATAGGTAAATTACTTATTGTATAATTTTTTAATCGTTCCAAAAAATCGAGTTTTTAAAGTAAAAACAAATAACTTGCTAAAAATCAATATTTTAAATGAATCAATTTTTCGAGTACACACTATAGGCAAAAAGAGTTTGACTTATTGTACTTTTTACAATGAAAATAGGGATATTTTAAGCTAAAACCTTTCAAATTTGACACAAATAACTCTATTTTGATATAATAAGGCGTTATCTACATATACAGGTATCATATATAACTTCATGTACATTTATACCTTCTTTTGTCCTGGATATATCCTTATATTTGATTTTTCCTATATATATTATATATAATATATATAGGAACTTTTGCTTTTTGGCATCTCTTAGTTACCGATCTATTGCCGTTGTGTCACTTCTTCTGTCTCTATAGGTGCTATAACTTCAAGTTATACTCTCTTACCTCTCTTTGCACCTGTTACTCTTTTGCTTCTCCTTTTCCCGTTCCTGTGATCTAATTCCATAATCTCAAATAATCGTTTTTAAGGCTTTATTTCCTTTTGGGTGGTATTGGTGTATCATTTTGAAAAGAAAATGCCAGAAATAAGCGGAAAAGCAGGTAATCCGGGGTATTTTGTTTTAGTAGGGTATCTTTAGGGACTGTTTGAGGACTCTCCATATTAAGGTGGCGTGCCTAATACGTCACAAGAAAAAGTTTTATTTTGCTCTCCATATAGGCGATTTTTACAAACAGTCATTTATTTTCTCCATCCACAAGAAAAAGTTCTCAAATAGTTCTCTTGGTGGGGATTTTTCAAAATAAGTATATTTTCAATCTATTGATTTTCAGCATCTTATGTATATAAAATCTCAAAAATGCACTCCTATTGGCAATTTACCATCCTACTTTTTTCTATTATAGTAGAAACATTGTTTTATCTGCAATATCTTCTTTTCTCTTTTTGAATGGGGAGGGGGTATTTCTTTTCCTTTCCTATAGGTTTGACTTTCCTGTTTTTCTTTCTTGATATGTACAGAGATATGGATTTGGTTTCCTATTGGCGATTTTTGGTGGGTTGGTCTATCCTATTTTCTTTCGGAAGGGGAATCCTTGCGGATTCTTTCTCCCTTCCGAGGGATAATCGCTTCGCTCAATACATCAAAATGACAATTTGTAAAGCCAAACAAAACAATTCCTACCAAAATGATATGGTAAAAATGAAGATTTTCAAACTCCAAACCCTATAAGGGGGTAGACAAAATTGAAAAATTGCAAATGTCTGATTTTTAAATGATTGTAAAATTTGGTTGATTTTAAAATAGCGTAAAACTGCCTCTTTTTAAATTTTGACTATTTGTAAACTTTTTCTATGTGTATTCTTTCAAAACGATACACTAAAATTACCAAAATCAGCCCAAAATGTAAGTATATAATATTACAAATCACAAGATTCTTTCTACTTCCGAGTAGTATCTATGGGTGCATTTATGATGATGAAACAGACGTTACTTCTTCTGATGAGAGCAAATCTTCCTATTTTAACAGGTGGTAACACTTTTGCTGCCTATTTGTAATAGTATATTCTTACATTTTTAAAAAGGTAATTAACATTTGGGTAAAATGATACTGATTTTAGAGTAAGAATACTTATTGTATATTTTTTAAATGGGTATTAAAAATCGGCTTTTGATAGTTTTTGAAGATAACATGTTAAATATTAGTCATTTATAAATTTTCATTCTTTGAGTGCGCCCTATATACGAAAAAGTTTGACTTATTGTAATTTTTACATGGAAAATAGACTTTGTTTGTCACAGTATAGTATTACATTTTTAAGAAAAATGATTTTAACATTTCAAGTAATGCTATACTGTGAGAAGATTGCTATATTTTGAGATAACATTCCAAAAACTTGTTTAGGATATGCAACTGCCCTGCCGGAGTTACCATGGGTGTCGATACAGTTATCGTACTTCCGTTTGGTTTCGTTATAACTCTTTTCTTTATTTCAAACAATCCTGCTTCTACATAACGTTGCATGGGCTGATTGTAGTATTCTCCTTTTGTTCCCAAATAGCCTTTCTCCCTTAGCCATTTGAACAGCCGGTTCTGTCCTACCTCCATTCCGTTTTGACAGATTATCTTTGTAAGCTCCGCAACAAGACAGGATCGTTTGGATTCGGTTACAGCCATTGCGAAGATCACTTTTGGAGTATCTTCTTCAATTCTCTTTTCCATTTCCTTGTTTTCGATAGACAGTTCTTCTACTTTTGTTTCAAGTGCTTTCTTTTCTTTCTGTTCCTCTATCCACTTTTCTGCTCTTTTAATAGGATCGTCTATTTGATAGGAAGGAATTACAGAATAACTTCCAGATTTTCTAATAGAAGGTAGTACTTCTGATGTAACCCATTTCTTAAAAGACTTGGCGGTTTCCAACTTGCTGCTAAAAATTAAAGAATAGACGCCACTTTCGTTTATTAAAGTAGTCTGCTGTATAAGTCCTTGTGAATCAGGGATGCCCTGTTTTAGGGCATCCTCATTATCAACATGTTGCAAAATTGCATTTCTTGGCTTTGCATACCCTAAAGCCAAAGCAACATCCCTACCGACAAAGTAAGGTTCGCCATTTATCAACATTGTTCTTACTTCTCCAAATTCTTCGTTTTTGAAAATCTTTAATTCGTTCATAACTTTGTATTTTAATTGTGTTTGTAGGCAAAAGAAAACGGCTTTGCCTTTCCCGGTTGCAAATCATATCAAGAAGTACAATAGGCTTCTTTAATATTGGGAAGGCGAAAGCCGTTTAAATATGAATAGAATGGTTGTTGGTTTCCTATATTTACGAAACCTACTATACTTACATTAATATGATTTGCACTGCAAATATAGCAAAGTTTTGTTTGATCTTTAGATTTTCACTAAAAATGAAAATCGTTAATCCAGTTTTCCATCGGTGAATTTACCTTCTTTGATGATTTTCTCAATCTCGTCTTCTTCGTAATCGTCTGTTTCGCCTACAAGATGTGCTGTTTCTTCGCTATAAGGAATGCAGTACCTTTTATTTAAACCACCTTCTATAGTGTAAATACACTCTTGATTGCGAGGGTTGATATGAGAAAAGAATGCTACAGACCAAGCACTTTCTTTATTGTTCCTTACAAGTACCTTGTCGAAGGGTTGAAAATAATAAACATATTTCTTTCTGGGAATAGAGTAATGACGGTGCTTTTTATGATTCTCTTGATTCCAGATATCCATCTCTACTTCTGTGGCAAGACGGTCAATAGGAGTGATCCTGCTACCATCTACATTTGTCATGAAAGAGCCGTCATCAGATATTATTCCAAATTCATTCAGATGTTCATTGTAACCAACCATCCCAGCTTCAAAGGGAGATTCTATTGTAGTCATATAAGGATCAAATTTTTCCCATGTATTCCATATAGTAGGGAACAACACACATGATCCTTTTTCATACAGTCTTCCAAATTCGTCCAGTTTTAATGTCAGATTCTTCTCTAAAGGCAAAACTTTCAAAAAGATATTACCTTCTTTGTCTATTCTGTCCAAAAGGACATCTCCATGTGTGACAGTGTAAAGTTTAGTGTATTGTTCACACTCTTTAAGCAGACCTGCTATATTTATTAATTTTTCCATGATCTTTATTGTTTACTATTGTTCCACTTTGCATTATCCGGCATTATATCTCTAAAGCATTCAGGTACTTCACCCTGATGCCACCAATCGTTAGATATCACCTTTTCGCCAGAGTTTTTAATAGCTTCCATCATCCTACCGCCAAAACCCATGAATCGTCTTGTCATGTTATTTGTATTAGGAACGAATGGGTTGGCAATGTATGAAACTCCATCTATAATTAGCCAATTGGGATCGTTTTTGTGTTGCTCATACATTCTTATCCAAAATGCACAATGGTAGCAAACACCGTCTCTTTCCATGATTGTACGGATATCACATTTTACAAAATGCTCTGGGTTCATGTCATGGATTTTATTTTGTCCCGACCCATCTTCTTGTCCACACTTAGGGCATATCTTTTTCTTCGTTTCCATATTCATTCTTTTTTTGTTTTTACCTTATTCTTCCCATTCTATTTTTACTGTTTTGTAATATAAACGATTTGACTTTTCACCTGATTCCATTCTATCCTTTGCTTCTTTTTCAGATTCAAAAAGATTAAGTCCTGGGAATAGTCGTTCATCTTTATCTTTGTACAAATTTATCCATGCTTCTCGTTTTACAGCTTTCATGAAAAGGTCACACATACATCCCCTTCCATCGTTACTGAATCTTCCTTTCTTGTTATAAGAAAAGATAGTTTCATCACCAGCCTCTTTTACTAAGGCCACAATAGGATAATGTCCTATTCTATCAAAACACAAGATTCTCGCTTCCTTACCATCTCTTGTGCACACCGGATGTCCGACTTTCGCTTTTTCTAAGTCAAATTCCTTCATTGTTGTTCTATTTTATTGTTTGTTTTTATAATTCCATAAGAAAGACACCATACCAACATTTCGTAGGACGATTTAATAAGGCTATCTTCCTGGGAAATACTAAGTATAGATCGAGTATAAAGGTTTTCATAAGAAACACTTACAACATTAGCATTCTTCCTAATCGTCAACATATTATTATCTATAGAATCAGGAAGCATACTTATAATATCTTGCAAAGTGAAAGTGGGAATCACTTCATAAGCAGTAAACCCTACACCCATAAATTCTTTTTGTAGGCTTAAAAACCAATTACCTTTAGAGGAATCGTCTATACGGCTTCCATGTGATCGTCTTGCCCAATATATGCTGGCTTTGCTTGTATCAACACCCAACTCTTTAAGGCGTTGCATCTGATCGATAGATAAAACTTGATTTTTCATAATTCAATCCTCCATAATATCTAACAAGTCGTTTAAATATGCCCATTTTATTATTTCATTGAAACGATACAGAATACATCCCGGACGAGACGATATAAAAATTTGATCTTCTTGAAGAATACCCATAAGTTTTCCTTTCTCATGAACACAAACAATAAATTCACCAACTTTAGGTTTTACTTTTTTATCGTGCCATACAGAATCTATAAACCAACCAACACCCTCTCTAAAGGCAACTGCAACACTGTTTAGATTTATATTGCTATGGAAATTTCCTTCTATCAATTCTACCTCTCGTTTATATTCAAAAGATGCTTTTATTATATCTTCTCTTTTCATATTTATTCCACTAATTCAATTGTAAATTGTCCAAACGGTATATATTCTCTCAATTTAGATATTGTTCCATCCTTCTTTGCTTTCATAAGAATAGGAACAACTTCATTGCTTACAATTTCATATCCAGTTACATAAGCGAACTTCTTTTCTTCTGGAATTGTTTTTGTTTTACTATCACATAAAATTCGGACTGTGTGAGCAGGAATAGTCAAACAAACTTTACTTCCAATAGGGAACTTTTGATTAGATGATATGTATTCTTTCTTTAATCTTATCATCTTTTGTTTCCAATTATCAATCTCGAATTGAATTTCCGCTTTTCGTGTTTTAAAATATGATTTATCCATGATGCTCAGTTATTTTAGTTATTAGTTAAATACAACTTATTCGATATGTATGTTCATCAATCATATCATTACCGATAATCTCAGTTAGTTCAAAGAATCTTGTAGCTGGGCAAACATAACCTTCAATCTCTATACAAAGACCGTCACTCGGTATATAGGCACAACCTACATTATCATTCCAGTTTATATGCTTTTGGGCTACTTTAGCTACTTTATCGCAAGCTGATAAGTATTCAACATATTTACTATTTGCTCTTTTAATTTTCTTGAATAGTGTATTGTTCATATCATTCTCTTATTACTAAGTACACAGTTCCCACTAATTTACCATATTTCTCTACAGTATCTATTATATTGGACATATCACCGTCAGTAGTGTTAGCCAAAGTAAAAGCTGCCACTATCTTTCCATATATCTCATCAGAAACAAGGTAAACCCTATCATTAACCATTATATGTTTCATGATATTAATAGTCTATTTCTCTTACAACTGCTATGATAATAATTTCAATAGCAAGAACGATCATGCCAACCCAAAAATGAAATTCAAACCCAATTGCACATAGCGATACGAATAACAACGCAATTCCGCATCTTCCCAAAAATTTATTCCAATCTATCATAACTTTTCTTCATATTGTTTATGATGAACTTTTTCTCTATCCGTATAGTAATCTCTTTCGATCAAATCCATAAGTTCCGACATACTTTCCGAATTATCGTCAGAAGATTTACCTTTAAAGAAATACCGCATATATTCTGCAAGTCCTTTTGCAGCTTCATGAAACGCTTTTTCTTTAGCTTTCCATTCATCGGTAGGAACAAATCCTCTTTCTTTGAAATGAAGTAAATACAAGTCCAGATAATATACAGACAAATCTGCCATATTGAGAGAAAGATTGAGTGTCTTTGCTGCCCAAGAAACAAGTGATTTTTCCAAATTTTGTTCTTGGTAATAGAACTTGTCTTTGGATTTCAGGTAATCCAGTTCTTCTTGCAGACGTATTCTTTTTTGATTCAGAAAAGAAATTTTTGCCCAATTTCTTGTACTTCTTGCTTTACTGATTTCTCTTTGAACTTCCCTTAGTTCAATAGAAACTTCTGTTTTTGTTCTGTCTTTTGTTTCCATATTTTGTTGTTTTTGAGATGATTATATTATTCTACATCAAAAAGTTGATCCATAAAAGCAAGTTCCTTTTTCAAGTCTTCTTCGTTATTGAATCTAACTTTTATGCTGCCAAAAGAAGTTTTGAACAGGAGGTAATATACATTTTCATCGGGACGGGAAACAGGTTTGTATTCCCGGAACATAGTCTTTTTGATATAACTGTTTCCTACTTTCACAAAATCTGAAAATGTTTCTATCAAACGTTCTTTAATCGAAACCATTTCTTTATTGTCTTTGAAAGGAATAATTTCTTCTTTTCCTCTTATCTTTATGGAAAGAAAAGGCGAGGTGTTTGCTGTTTGATCTTGAAACTTGAAATAAGAAACAGTTTGTTTGGGCAATCTTCTGTTTTGTAAGATAAAATAAGTCATTGTGATACAGTAATTTAAAAAATGAGATAAAACACGGCGGAAGACGACGAATCATTCCGCCGTGAAACTTAAAAATATGGAAACGTTGGATTATCGTTCTTTAGGATCGTCTTTTGTTCCCACCAAATGTTCGTTTCCTTCAAAAGGAATACATTCATTCCACATACCGGAAGATGTAAAATATTCGCCTTCTTCTGAAATATGAGAAAATAGATCGCAATGCCAAACGTTAAACATTCCTTCTTCACAATCCTTTACAAGCACTTTCTGAAAAGGCTGGAATTTTGGTGCTTCCTGAACCTTTACCGCAACATATAAAGGTATTGAAATTACACCACAAACCGAAATAGGTTTCTTTGCAGAATTGAAAATAAAAGGATTGTTAGTTGCAATAGAATTTTTAGTTATATCCAAAGGTTTCAATTCGTATTTTCCCAGTTCAAGCATCCATTCATAAAACACATAAGGAAGATCATTTAAATAGATACCTCCTGTATCCTCTACTTTTTCAATAACTAAGCATTTTCCACAAAGTTCACTTAATACCTTTGTGAATGAGCAACTGTAACCGGTCACTGTTACATTCCCTTTTTCGTCTTTGTTATTGTTGTACCAATCAAGACTTTTGATCCGTACAATGTCACCTTCTTTAAAATTTGTTTCCATACTTTTAGTTTTAATTTTGTTTGTTACTATAAATAAATCAATCCTTCTTCTCATCGCCAAATAAGTCTTTTGGAGAAACATCAAGAATATCAGCTATTTCTTTTAACCGATTCATGGTAGGATTCCCATTCAGACATCTATAAAGAGATTGTCTTGTTACTCCTAATTTTTCTGACATCTGGGTCACAGAAATACCTTTTTCTTGCATAATCTCTTTAATTTTTAATCCATTTTTTTGCATTAAGTTTAAAATCGTTTTCTTTATTCTGCCGCAAATGTAACACTTTAATGTTGCATGACAAAATATAATGTTACATTTTTGTCGAAATTCAGTCAAAAACTTTTAGTGTTAAAATAACACCAACTAAAATGACTGCGATAGGAACAACGATCATCTCATTGTCGGATACACATATCTTCGCTAATCCATCTGTTACAAGATACATCATCACCGACTTAACCAATCTGCTTTCTGTTTTCCTACCTTTTCTCATGTTGATGCAAAGATATATGTAACAGTATAATGTTACAACACTATTAACATTTGTTAAAGTATTTGTTTTTAAATAGGAGAGGACTTACTTTTGAAAACAAAAAGTACAGCTATGGCTACATATCAAGAAAGACTGGAAGCAGCTAAAGTAAAACTGCAAAAGATTTATCCGAACGCAACAATAGAACAAACCATTGACGATAATGGGAACGCTATTTGGAGAACAGTTGTGCCGGGAGTGAAAATCATCGAAAGTATGAATGTAAATGCTTTGGAAATCGTAGTAGAAAATCTTCGACAAGCTTACAGAGCTAAGTTGGGGGTGAAAAGAAATTGACAATAGATGAATTGAATGAAGTAATTATATCATTGGCGATAAACAGTAATTGAAAGGGATGCTTGCGAAAGTGTCCCTTTTCCTTTATCTTTGAAGCGGTTAATTAACTCAAAATAAATCACATCATGAACAAAATTTTATTGACATTGGCTTTTATGTTCTCCTATGTCGCCTGTATTTTTGCACAAGGGGAACTTCCAGAAGAAACAGTAGATTACGCTGCAAATTTCGCTACTTTTGCAGGAGTAGTGGGTGTTACAGCAGTCGTAACCGAATTTATCAAGAAACTTTTCAAAGTAGAACCTTCCGAATGGGTACAACGGATCATCTCTTGGGTGATCGGTATCGGACTTGGAATGTTTGCCTGGGGATTCAATTTTGGAATGTTTGAAGGTCTGGATTGGTGGCAAGCACTCTTATGGGGATTTGGAGCAGGATTAGCATCGAACGGCGTTTTTGATTCCGGGCTTATTGAATGGCTGTTTGGATTGTTTACCAAGAAAAAGGAATAATCTTCTTCATCACACTTTTTGCTTTTATTGGTTCAGGCGGGGCGAAAGTTCCGCCTTTATTATACATTAATATATACAGCTATGACAATAGACGAAAAATATACAAAACTGAAAAGCATTTTCTTTAAAGATTTTGTAGTAGTGGCAGAGAACTACAATTGCCGAGGAACTAATATCCCAGCAAGTAAAATGACAAAGAGTAATACAACAGGGCTGAAAGTCTTATATTGGGGAGACGGAACGATCAACATGGCAGAATACCTACATTATTTATATGTAGAAGCTGTACTGGGAGATAAATCTTGTGTAGATAAAATTTACTGGTGTCTGAAATCAATAGAAAGACTTTCTTTGAGTGCTTATGAAGATGAAAAGATGAAGAATCCTAATGTATATTTTAAATACGAGCCTGGTTTCTTCCTTAGAGACGACATATCGGTAAATTCAAAAGACCTTTTTGATGCTTACAAAATAGAAAGCGGTTACTCAAACGGTATTGAACTTATAAACGAAGATCCTTGTTTTTCTCCTTTTGTCTCACAAGATCAAATTTGGAACTTACTTCCATCTCTTGCATTAATAGCGGAGGGATGGGGAGAACACAAAACAGGCATTTTAGCAAAAGAAATACTGAAAAACATCCTTTCCTATGTTTCTAATCACGGACATACCATTTACAATCCCTATTTCAGTGCATTGAAACATTTTTGGACGTACCTTCCTTCTATGAACACAGAAAAAGTAAAACCATGGGATAGGGTGTATGATAGGAACATTCATTTGAAATACACTGTAAAAGTAAAAAGAGGTGCGAACAATTGGTATTTTGCTTACGGATTCAGAAAAACCCTCAAAAAGTTTGTACCGGAAGCGAAATTGAACGGATTTATGACCTTTTTGTACGGTTTATGGTATATTCCATTCATTTTTCTTGCTGATAGAGTATATTTCCCCATTGTTACCCGGTTCGGAGTAAAAAGAAAAGACAACTCCTATTACTGCATGTCGTCTGCCGGTGATGTTTGGTATTCAGGAAGGAAAAGCTATCTCAAAAGGGTATGCAAGAAGTTCAATAAGGATAAGGAATATACCTTTCCCACACTTGCAGAGTGCATGAAACAGGAAAAATGGCAATATCTGAACCTGGAAGAAATGGAAAAATGGTTGAATGAGTACGAATTTGATGAAAAATCGCTTGAATCACCAGTGAAATTTCTAACTTTGTACTGTTACTTGAAGTTGTCCAAACAATCAATTGCTTAAAATCTTAGCCATACAGTGTTTTGTCCCTGTCTTTCTTTGTGAGAGGCAGGGATTTTTATTTACATTTACAAAAGTGTAAGAATATACTATTACATTTTAACGTAAATTAACAACAAAACCCTCGTTTTTGTACAAAATGATATTACTTTTGCAGCATATTCAAGTAACAAAACAAATAGAATTATGAAACCTTTCAATTTAGAAGAAGCAAAAGTAGGCAAACCCGTCTGCACAAGAAATGGTAGGAGAGTGGAAATCATTTCTTTTGAAAATCCGAGCAACAACAACTATCCTATTTTGACAAAAGTATTTTTCGGTAAAGATGATTATGAAGAATTTACCTTTACAGAAAGTGGAACGTTTTTCGTTGCTGGTAAAGAATCTGAAGCAGATTTAATGATGACAGAAGATGAAACGGAAATAGAAATCCCTTCACTCTGGACACAATCTTGTACAGAAGAAAACACAAAGATCAATTATACAATCAAAAACTAATAGAAGATATGGAAGTAAAGATGACGGAAAGACAAGCGTTGCTTTATGAAGCGAGAAAGAAAAAGCCGTTTAGGGCTTTTATTATGACCTGTATGTGGGGAGGGTTTGGGCTTTATTACACCGGTAAACCTATTATCGCATCCATCCTGACCATTTGTACCCTGTACAACATTTTAGGCGCTGTAGTGACCTTATTTAAGGTCGATTTGGTGAACTGTGTTGAACACCTACTTTGGTTTACCGGATTTTGGATTTTCTCAATCCTGATAGCGGTTCCTTTGGCAGAGGATACAAACAACAACATCAAACGTGAAATCATTAAAAACAACAAAATAGCATGAAAAGAGTAATTTTTATCAGTGTATTATTTACACTTATTTCGATGTGTGGATGTAAACAGGAAGCCTCTAAAGAATCAGAAATTTCTAAAGAGCAAGAAACTCCCAAAGAATTGAACACCTATCAACTCATGGATATCCAATTTAAAATATTGGATGCTTCTTCTAAAGATTCTTTAGTTGAAGAAGCCGACAAACTCATTCCAAAAGAATGCTACGATGAAAGAGTTATTTTGGATTCTGATGAAAAATCCGTAGAATATAAACTCAATACCGGTTGTCAGATAAATGTGAATGAGGTTTTTGACGAAAAATTAGGCGTAGTTCCTTCTATAAGCCTCAAAACAAAGTTCGATATTTACGATATGAAAGATATGAAAACCTTTATGGACGGAATTCTGGATTATCTGAAAGAGAAGAAAGGATTAAAGAAAGAAGGAATGGTCGAAGATATAGATAAACCAGATTACAAGACTGTTGCTTTCTTTTGGGACGGTGGATTTAGTGTAGTTGAATTGAAACAAAACGGAACGATTGGGCTTGATCTCATTTTTACCAACTATTACGACATGAACAAACAGAAAAAGAAATAGGAATATGGAAAGGAAAGTGAAATATTTTATAAGCAAAAGAAGAAGGCTCTTATACCTATATTATGAATGGGATGGAGATGTAATGGAAGCGTTTCTGTCAAACTTCTTTCTGCGAGGTATGGATGTGGAAATTATTCCCAAAGAACAAAACAGATCAAATGAAGAATTATTGATGGTAGGCTTTGCTCCAGGAAAGAGATTCCTATTAAGAATAGGTGATGGTATTCTACGTGATCCTAATTGGAGAGCTGCCAGACGAATGAAAAGAGAATATGGCAGGAATCAAAATCCTTTTCCTGGTCTTGTGGAAGTAACAGACGAAGAAAAGATACGATACGTAGAAGAACAAAAAGAAAAAGGGATTATAAAATTCGATGAATCTTTTGTAAAATCTTTACTACCTTTGGGCAAAAGAGTGGAAAACGAAAATGTTCAGGACAAAAACAAGTAAAAGATTTCAAACTGACGGGTAGGAACTATTGTGAAATACCTTCCTACCCAAATTTTCAAAAGCTGACATAGTGTGTTAAAATCATAATCTATACCAAAGCCTCAACAAAGTTTCTTCAATTCTTATTTTACTATTCGATGGATGGGTAGCAGTCATTTGATTTGCTACCCATTTTCTTTAACAACCCTTTCCATCATGCTACCTACCCCTTCGGGGCGGCTTTGTAGGGGAAATGGCATTCCCTCACTTTGTTCGGTCATTGGAAAATAAATTTTCCCTTTTTCCCTACAGGAATATATATATACTATCGTATATACATATCATTACAATATACATAAAGTATATCAATGATTGAAGGAAAAATCGAAAATTCGGGAATAGGAGTATTCCCTCATTCTTTCGGATTTTTCCAATTCACTTCCCAAATATTTTTGGTAGAAGTATTTCCTATTAAGAAAGAAAAAATGAATAAGGGAAAGGTAAAATAGGAATACTCCTATTAAAGAAAAAGAGGAAAAATACACGCATGTGTACGTGAAAGGAAAATTAGAAAACAAGACTTAGGGATGGAGGGTGGGGAGGAGACCCTACGGGCGCGCGAGAGACGGATGCTGTGGCGGTGCGCCTTGTGGTACATTTTCCGCGCTGTTTCTTGCTTTTGTCAGTTTTTATTTGTACTTTTGTGGCGTAATCTACGTTTTGATGTAGTTTACGCTCTAATAAAGATCGCAAGATAAAGTTCATATAAAAACTTTTAAATGAATGAAGGAATGTTGGGAAACATTCCTCTTTTTTTTATGTAAAAGTTTGTTTGTCGCTTTTTTTGTTATTATTTTTGCGGTGTGAGACAACATATAATAATAATTCAATATTTATTAAAAGTTTTTTTGTATGAACAGTCGTTATACAACAAATTACTTATTAAGGTCTGACTTAGAACAAGCAGCCTTCCGTAAAAGAAAATCCTCTATTAAATTGGATATTTTGAAGAAAGAAGTAGAACTTGTACAACAAGGTTTTATGGAAGAAGAAATATCCGAAGCAAAAGAAAAAATGTGGAAACAAGGAAAACATGGCAGTCTTGAAAAACTTTCTTTCTCCTCTAAAGAAGATATTATAGACTTTTTGAGAGAAACTTTTGGAAATGTTTCTCGTAAAGTTGCTTTAAAGATATTGGAAGATAATACACCTCAAATCAAAATAGTTTCAAGGAAAATTATTAAAAAAGACTCTTATTTCCCTTGGAAACCCAGCAAAACAATAAAAACCTACCATTTTGAAATAGAAAATAGGGTTATTTATGAAGATATGTTTAATATACCAGCATGTCTTTTACGCCCTATCAAAGCATTTAAATACACTCAAAATTTTAAGAATAGTGAGTTAAGACTTGGTTTGAAAGAAAGAACTCTTTTGATATATTTGGAAAACAATAGACGGATTTTTTATCATAATTGGGAAGTAGCAAAAAAAGAAAATCCTTCTATTAAATGGAAACCATCTTTGTATTTAAGCCAAAAATCAATGGCAGAAGATTTGGGGTGGTCGGTTGAGCAAGTCAAGTACAGTATGAAAAAATTGAAGCTCTATTTTGGTAAAGATTTTTACAGAGAGCGTACAGAAAAAGAAGAACAGTCTCGTAAAATAAAAGGTTGTTGGAATTTTCAAATTAACCTTCCTCCTATGCGTAAATGGAATGCTATTATTATGAAGAAAATTGTTATGTACACGAAAAGTGCAGGGGATTCTGTTTTAAAAAAGCGTTTTCCTCTTGAAACTTATCGTTATCTCGTCTCAGCACAGCGTAGAACAAAACAGTATGATTGCTATGCAGAAAATTTTATGAATGATAGTAACAAAGAATATGAGCGATTATGCAGTCTTGCGAGTAGAATAAGGTCTTATTTACAGGAAAAGAAGGAAGTTACTGCCGACTTTTTAAAATCTCTTATATTTGACAAACGTCCACTTACTTACAGAAAGCGAGTACCACAACCTATTGTCAGAAATTATTATCGAAAACTTTATAAAGCTGCGTAAAATCATGGCAAACAAATTACCTAACATCAAAAACAAATTTTCCATGACGGGAGAAGAAAAGAAAAACGTATTGGCTTTCTATAACGTTTCAGAAGAACAAAAGAAAGCGATCGTAGAGAGTTATAACGGCAATCCAGAAGGATACAAGGCTTCTATTGAGAAGATGTCGAAAAAGGAACGTGAAATATCTCTACTGATAGCTTCTGCATGTGGGATAAACATTAAGGATATTTAACATCAAAAATTGCAATTATTGAATACAAAAGTTGTATGTTTGCAGTCGAGATGAGATAGCTTAAAAAGTTGAAGTTGGGAAGTGATTCGCGATAGCTTCCCTCCTTCTTTTTGAAGGCTATGTGAGGTTGATGGGGAACGACCTTAATGTTTCCCAAAATTGAGGAGTTAATGCTGCATCTTCGGATGTGAAGTATGGAAGTGCCGGCTCCCCTATAGAAGTATAAACCGATACGATAAGTCCTGAAACACTGGCATTAAGGCTTCCTATAGGATGTCGTGAGATAATGGTTTCTCGTGAGAAAGGCTTCTTTTGAAGTAACACTGTTCACCGCGTCTTTGAACGTAGCTGTAAGCTCCTTCTTTTAAAGGCTTTGCCGTTACCTTTGATCCCTGTGCGGAGGGAGATCGGCACTCACAAGAGATAAAAGTAAGGTTGCCGCACCAACAATGAAATTATCTCTTGTGAGTTTTTCTTTATATATTGTTCTTTTATAGGAAAAAAGTTTTACTTTTGTATGTGTTGAATTACAAATGATTACGTCCATGAGTGTACAAGAATTTCCTATAAACGAATTTTTAAGCCTTGCAGAAAAGAATGGCTGGGAGGTTTATACGTTGGAACAGGTGAAAAACTTTGCTTCTGACGTTGTGAAAAGTATTGATCCTACTGAAAGGGAACATGGAGCTATAGACTTTGTGTCTCTGAATCGTGTTGTTGTGGTTGACGAAAACTTCAACAAATCTGTTGTATATTATAGAGAACCGCAGATTGAGTGGAAAGATGCCGATCAAGAAACAATCGAAAAAGCCGGAGCAACCGGACTTCCTGTAAAAAACAAATTGGGTTTCTACAAAGATACTCCTGAGAACAGAAGAAAAGGAATTGTGGGTATGCCTTACAAAAAAGATTCTGACTACAAGAAAAAGAAGGAGGAATCGGAATCCGATAAAAAAGATTGATTAGAGGGTTGATGATGGAGAACAGAAGATTATATCATTTCAAATCCTATTTAGGTAGCTTCTGCTATCCTATACTGATCGCTTTACCTTTATCTCCTATTGTGGACTGGATAGAAAAATACATATTCAAAGATTGGGAATTTCTCAAATTCCTTGTTGTCCTTATTATTGTGGACACTCTTATTAGTTGGGTATTCCATTTGAAGCAAAAAGACTTTTCATCGAAAGGTTTTGGAATAATCCTGACTAAAATTTTTGTATATGGGTGTTTGCTTATTGTAGCTCATGTTTTGGGAGAATACACTATAGACGGACAAACAACCACAACTTTCACATGGTTTCGATCTCTTATGAGTACAGCATTAATAGTAAGGGAATCTATCTCTATAGTGGAAAATTCAGGTAAGATAAATCCCAACCTTGTTCCTGTGTGGGTGAGAAAATATTTAAGGGAATTTGACGAAAATGGATTTTTAAGAAAGCCCGGAGGAAAGACGGGTGATTCCGAAAAAGATACAATCTAAATTTTTATACAAATGAGACTATACAGATTTACTGATACAGATAAGAAGATTGACGTAGTGGTCGTTACGGACGGCTCTTGTGAACAAAAAAGAGTATTTATCACAGAATCACCTCGTGGCGTTGTAACTCCGGGTTCTACTAATGCTATAGAAGATGAAAAAAAGGGAAGTGATGCTTTTCTTGCTTTGGGTTGGAAATGGAAAGTCGGTGAAAGCGTACAACATGAAGAGTTGGTAGAATTTGCTGAAAATAATGCTCTTACATTGACGATTGAACCGCAGGGGTTGAATGAAATTGTTTCTGTAAAGGCTTCTTGGAATAGTAGCAATATTTGTATCTTGGAAATTGCTACGACTGTTCCGGCAGAAAAGGAAGTGGAGATTTATTTTCCCAATACAGTAACATTAAAGGATTCTGTAGGACGTTATGGAACAATCAGAGGTGACAAGAAAGTACTTGTTTCAAAAGTAAACGGACGTACACCTATGGAATTTTCTTTGGCTGATCTTGGTTTGTCTAAAAAGGAAGATTTGAATCTTGTTGTTATGTCTGACGATGGCGTTCAGAAGTTCGAAGTAGTGGCTCATTAATTTTTAGAAGCTATGTTAAGACTTCTTTTTACAACAAAGGATTTAAGTAAGCAAATGACTGTCATAACTGATGGTATTGACAGTCAGATGAACGTCTTTGTAACTGAAAATACGGTAGGTGACGTTGAATATTATAAATCTCTCGGTATTGTAATTGATGCTGGTGTTACCTATAATATCGGTAAGTTCAAAGAATGGTGTCTTGCTAATGGATTGGGACTTATCGGTTATCCTGAAGGGCTGGAAGAAGAAAAGATCAATTATGTAAACGTTCTTGATAGAACGGAATATACGTTTACATTGCAGACAAAATCTCTTTCTTTCGTTAATACGGGTGAAAGCAAGAATTTTGTTGTTACTTCCAGTAAGCAGGAATATCGGGACGGTGCGCCTTACGGAAAGCCTATAGCCGTTGCTATTCAGATTAAAATTTCCGGTACAGGTTTTTCGGGTAATGCGGGAATAAGTCAAATTTCTGCTACAGAGAATCCTACTGACAAGCAAAGAACTGGTACAGCTACAATCATTCAGAATGAGAGTGGAAAAACAGCAACCATTTCTTTAAGTCAAGCTGCATCTGTTATTACTTATGAAAATACGATCACAGCCAATAAGACAGCTCTTACTTTTGCTGCAACGGCAGGTGATCAAGTGGTCACAATCACTTCTACCAGACAAAAGAAGCTGAACGGTAAGAATAGTGGTTCTCCAACTACTGTAAATACTACAGGAAAGGTAACCGGTACGGGTTTCTCTTTGAAAACTCAATCGGGAGCAAATTATACTGTTTCCGCCACTGAAAATACAAATGAGACTACCGGAAGAACAGGAACTCTTGTTGTGACACAAGAAGGGTCGGACGCAAAATCAATTACGATTAATTTAAGTCAACCTAAAGCAACCGTTGCTTATACTTATAATTTGACTTCAAACCCTTCAAGAGTGGAATTTGTTGCTACGGGTGAAACAAAAACTCTTTCTATTTCTTCTACAAAACAAAAGACGGTAAATGGAAAGAATAGTGGTAGTCCTGTGGCTGTGAATTATACTACGACAGTTTCCGGTACAGGTTTTTCGAAAGGAACAACCGAATATTCCGTTGTAGCAGCGGTCAATACTGGTACAGCAAGAGAAGGGTCAGCAGTTGTAAAACAATCGGAAGGAACAAAGCAAATAACAATTACGTTGTCACAGGCAGCAGGAACTTCCGCCTAATTTTTTATTGACGTGAGTAGGAAAAGAGACAAAAATAAAAATCAAGGAAAGTCAGACCTGTTAAAGGGTCTGACCAGCCTTTCTTTGGAAGATATTGTAGGATTGCAAAAAACTCTTCCTACTGTACTTCAATCTAAATTACAACAGATGTCCCGGTCTGACAACTTGGGGGATTTGGTGAAAGCCAACCTTTATATGGGGAACATCAACCAAAGACAGGATGATGTAAAGGCTGTATTTTTTAACCCAGACGAAGCGAGCGATACGGGCAGGGGTTATAAAGACCCTAACTTTTACGGTTCTATGCCCTTTGAGGTGCTTCGGAGAATGGGAGACATCTTTGTCGTTCGGGCCGTTGTCAATACTCGTGTTGAGCAGGTTCAGAATTTTCTTCATTTCAGCACTGATGAGCAGAAAGAAGGATACACTATCAGAAGAAAACGGAATCCTTTTGAAAAGGTAAGCGCAGAACGCTCAAGGGAAGATCAGATAAAAATCAATTATATCAGAAAGTTTTTGGAAGAAGGCGGTTTTCACGACAAATGGGAATCGTTTGACACATTTCAAGACTTTGGGAGAAAGGTTGTGTTTGATAGCCTTACTCTTGATCAACTTGCTTTTGAAATAGTAAGGGACAGATCATGGAATCTGGCTCGTTATCGTGCTGTAGATGCTTCTTTGGTACGTTTTCTTGACAGTATCGATCCGAAGTTCCATGAAGAATTTGAACAGTACCGATTCAAAGGATACTTACCGAAATATTGTATGTGCTGGCAAGGTCAGATCATGCAGCATCCCGTTACGCATGAAAGCGTTATTTTTTATCCCTGGGAATTGGGCATCGGTATCCGCAATAAATCCACCAACATCTATAAAAATGGGTATGGCACGTCAGAACTGGAAATATTGTCCAGTGTTATGACGTGGATTTTGTGGGGGTTTGAATACAACGGAAATTATTTTAGCAAAGGTTCACAACCTAAAGGAATTATTAACGTTAAGAATCCAAACATCTCTCCAGCTTCTTTGAATGAGTTTAGACAGGCATGGCAGCAGACAATGGTGGGTACACGTAATTGTTTGGTCGGAAGCACTAAAATTGTGACAGAAAACGAAGGGCTTATTTCTTTAGAAGACAGCTTAAAAGGATTGGAGTACAGAGATGTAAAGATATGGACAGGTAAAACTTTTACTGATGCTCGTATTACAAAAACAAAGAAGAAAAAGATATGCAAATTAGGTATTGCTAATGGGATGTATATTGAATCTTCTCCAGAGCATAGATTTAAGGTTGTATCTGATGATGGTGTTATAGAGTGGAAAGAGAGAAAAAATCTTAAATTGGGAGACTATGTTTTATCCAATAGAAAGTCATTGCCGCAAACTTTAACTTTGTATTATAAAGGTAAAGAACTTGAAGCTGATTTTTTTGAGATGCTTGGGTGGTTGATTGGTGACGGACATATTGATAATGGAAATCCAAGCAGAAAGAGAATCTCTTTTTATTTTCATAGCATTAAAGAAGTCTATATAAGCGAATATATTCATTCAATTTTAAATAAATATGGAATAAATAATTATATAAAAAGAACAAAGATAACAGAAGAGAAGGCAGAAGATACAAAAAGGAGATATGGGTTTAAATTCACTCTTTTGGAAAGACTTTCTATTTTGTGTTCTGATAAACAGTTTTTTGAATTTTTGATGGAATTGGGTTTTACTCCGAGTTGCGATGGTAAGACAATAGCTCCAGTATTGTTTAGGATTTCTTCTGAATGCAGATGTGCCTTTATAAGAGGTATGTTTTCTGCTGATGGGTGTACTATTAAAAGTTCACCTTCTCCTCAAATAACAATAGTTAACAATAGATTAAGACATCAATTTAGAGAATTATTGTTAGCCGAGGGAATCCAATGTACTTATTCGGAAGGCAACGTAAGAAGAAAGACAAAATTAAATAAAGAACCACATGAAGGTGGATTTCTTCTTTTGATTAAAAATAGAAAAGATTTCTTTGAAAGAATATCTTTCATTCAGCCTTATAAGCAAAGGTCTTCTTTATTGGATTACAAAGAACCGTTTTCTTTGCATCCTAAAATGATGCAGAGGATTGCTAATGAAATGAGGGTAGAGGCTTTCAGAAGAAATGTTTTCAAAGAAGAAAATCAAATAGACAAGAATCTTTCGAGAAAATTAATTGGTATAGGAATTGGTCATGATGGGATAACGCAAGCTGGGCTTCTTGAAGTTGCCGAAAAAATGAATTTTGATCTTCCTTATGAATATAATGATTTTTATTTTTCGGAAATCAAATTTTTGGAGGAGACAGAAGAGGAAGTTGAAATGTATGATGTGGAAGTTTTTGACAACGAACATCAATTTATTGCCAATGGTATTCTTACCCATAATAGTCATAGAACGCCGATTATAAACGGTTTAGACCTTCAATGGGTTGATCTGTCTAAAAACACCAACCGGGATATGGAGTTTAGCGAGTGGGTAAAATTCCTACTTGTTATGACTTGTGCGGTTTATCGTATTGATCCGTCAGAGCTTGGCTTCCAATTCAAAGATCAAACAAATATCTTTGGACAAGCTGGACAAAAGGAACGTTTGCAGCATTCAAAAGATAAAGGCTTGAAACCTATTCTTGTGTTCTTACAAGAAGTAATTAATTACTATCTTGTATCAGAACTGGACGAAGATTTTGAATTTGTCTTTACGGGTGTGGATGCGGAAGATGAAGGAAGGCAGGTTGAGATTGATGCTAAGAAAATTCAAAACGGTATGGTTTGTCTGGAAGATATTTTTGAAAAATACTCTGGACGTAAATTCAATCCAGAAACCGATACCATCTTGAATCAATCCTACCAGCTTCAAAAACAATATCAGATGCAGCAAGCTATGTACGGAGGTGATGCGATGAACGAAGAAGTGGATCGACAAATTGCGTCAGAAGACAAAGAAGATACACAGAAATCGTTCGATTCCAACCCTATCATGAGTGCTGCAATGTCTTACATTGAAAAGAACTGGGGAGAGAAGTAATTTATGAATGTGAGATATGTCAAAAATATCAAGGTCGAAAAGATGCCTTTGGTGTCAAATATACACCATCATGTTGATCCTATGCGTTATCCAAAAGTACAGGAAGGATATGAAGGAATGGCACAAGTTATCTTTTCGACACAGATAAATAATATGTTGATGGATTTGACAAAGAAAATGGTGGAACAAAAATCGAAGTAGGATGCTATTTACACCGGAAGAAATACAGCAGTTGTTTTTCATTGTCGATTACCGTATTGCTCGTGTAATTGCTGATGTATTGGGTAAGGAATATCTTTCCCAAGAAGATATAGATATGCTGAAAAGATTTGACTTCGATTTAAAGACAGAAGTTTTAAAAATACCACCTTATTGGCAAGCATTCATATTTGGACGTTTGGCGGCAATTCTTACTCCTGCGCAATTATCCTCTCTTAACTTCAACGATCTTCAACAATATGTTGAAAAAGAACAATACTCGGAACTCACTTCAAGAGAAAAGGCAGAATATAATGCTGCGGCTATGCGTTCTTATTCTTATATAAAAGGAATGGGGACACGTATAAAAGATTCTCTTTCTTCTATTATTTCAGAAGAAGAAATGAAAATAGCAGTGGCAGAACGAGAAAGGGAAGTGGAAACAGCTATTAGAGAAGAATTGACGGAAGGCGTTTTGAAAAGGAAATCCGTACAATCCATTGTTAGTTCATTGGGGCATAGGCTGGATGAATGGAATAGGGATTGGGGGCGTATTGTTGCTACTGAAATGGAGAACATCTTTCAGATAGGGATAGCGCAGACGATCATGAAAGAGCACGGTATCCATGCAAAAGTATATAAGGAAGTGTTTCCCGGTGCTTGCCGGATGTGCCTTAATGCTTACACAACGGCTGGTGCAGGCTCTAAGCCCGTTATTTTTGATTTGTCCGAATTGATTGCCAACGGTACTAACATAGGTAAAAAGTCAAAAGACTGGAAGCCTGTTTTAACAAATATTCACCCTTTTTGCAGGTGTATGTTAAGACATGTTCCAGATGGATATGAATGGGATGACAAAACGCAGTCATTTGAACCTAAAAAAGTAGATGAAAGTAAGCGGGTTCAGAGAAAATCAAAGGTAAAAATAACTGTAGGTACAAAATATTTCGAAGTGTAGCTATATGTCAGTTTTTGTAATTATGCTTTAAAAACATAAAGTAAATAGAATCCATTTTATTTTAATTTTGTATGTTTGCACTATGATTAAATCGTTTAAATATAGATTGAATCCTACCAAAGGTCAAATAATTCAAATGAAAAAGACTTTTGGTTGTTGTCTTTATATCTATAATTGGGCACTTGATCTAAAAATAAAAGCATACCAAGAAAGTAAAAAGTCTCTATCTGCTGTTGATTTATGTAAAGAGCTTACTTTGTTAAAGCAAAAAGAAGATCATCTTTGGCTTAAAGAAGTTTCAAGCGAATCCTTACAGCAATCTATAAGATGTTTGGATTCTGCTTTTACAAAATTTTTTAGAGAGCATACTGGCTTTCCAAAGTTCAAATCCAAACATCGCGACAATCCAACTTTTAAAAATATCAACTCTGTCAAGATTGATTTTGAAAACAGTAAAATCAAAATTCCGATTTTAGGCTGGGTAAAATTTTATAAAAACCGTTCTTTTGAAGGGAAAATAGGAACAATAACAGTTTCAAAATCTTCTACTGGTAAATATTATGTAAGTGTATTGGTAGAAGATGGAAATTCTTTACCTGAAAAGAATCTTATTACGTTTTCTACTTCTGTCGGAATAGATGTTGGTTTAAAAGATTTTGCTGTTTTATCAAATGGACAAGTTTTTCAAAATCCAAAATATCTTGAAAAATCCTCTAAAAGATTAGCTTGTTTGCAAAGAAGACTTTCAAGAAAAAAGAAAGGGAGTAACAGATACAAAAAGGCAAAATTGACTGTTGCTATCTGTCATGAAAGAATAAAAACCGTAGACAAGATTTTCTGCATAAAGTTTCTAAAAGAATAATAAGTGAGAACCAAACTGTTATTATTGAAGATTTGAATGTAGAAGGAATGTTGAAAAATCATTGTCTTGCAAAAGGTATTTCTTCTGTTGCTTGGAATGAATTTTTTAGAATGCTACAATATAAAGCAGAATGGAACGGAGTAAATCTTATTAGAATAGGAAGATTTGAACCTTCTTCAAAAATGTGTTCTTGTGGACATATCAATAAAGATTTAAAACTTTCAGATAGAAGGTGGATATGTCCTTGCTGTGGTTCTGAAAATGATAGAGATTTACTTGCAGCACAAAACATTAAAAAATTTGGCTTAGAAAAACAGAATCTTCTAAGCCAAGAGAATATTTCACCGGTGGTAAACCGGGTAGGGGACGCGGAGTTGCCGACATTTGTCGGAACGGTGAAACGTCAAATTATATCGGTATAAATTGATATATAATTACCATTCGAAGTGTAATGAAACAAAGAACGATTTTTAATTCCGGTTTTATCAGTATTCTTACTATAGATGGTTCAAAATGGATAAAGGACATCCAAGTAGGAAATGTGATAAAAACCGTTTCCGGTTACAGAAGGGTGACAAAGGTTATCCAGTCTGAACTGTCTTCTGTTCCTCGTATTTTTGATATATGCTACGTTACGGAAGATGAAACTCTTGAAAAGGGATACCGTGAAGATGCCTTGCATAGGGTGGTAGATGGCTCTTACGTTTTGTGCCATAATAAAACAAAAAGAGTAGACAAGATAAAACCGGGAGATGTTCTTATGCTTAAAAATGGATGTAAGGGCAAAGTAACCAACATTATACAGATACCTATTGCAAATGTTTCGCAATATTTCTATACCTTTGAACTTGACAAGCCGGACTTCTATTTTGCAGATAATGTCTGTGTACCGGATGCGACAATTTGATAAATAAAATTTTAAATTTTAATGACGTGGGTTTAAATTTGAAAGCGTTGCTCGGATTGCAGACGCAAAATGAAAAAATAGCTGAATATAAAAGACTTCTTAAAAAAGGAAAAGAGATAAGCCAAGAGATAAGTTCACTTGGTGAAATTTATTCTATTCAGAAGTCGCAGTATGATGAACTGAAAGGGAGTGAAGATGCTGATGCAGTTGCAAAGGCAGAAAGTTGTTTTAATGAGTTTTTGAAGCAACAGTCTAAGGATTTAATGGACGTATATAAAAGAAGAAGCTCTATCCAGAAATCCATTGCAAAGTTGGAAAATGACGAAGAATTTGCTGAAATGGCAAAAGACATTCGCCAGCTTGAAAACTGTCGTGAGTTATGGAGACAGGGTTTGATCAAGAAATCTGTTTACTTCGATTTATTTAAGGCGAAACAAGGTAAAGTTCAGTTTGCGGACGTGCTTGTTTTTAGAGGTGATAAACTTCTTATTTTGAATCGTGTGGGAGAAAAGGGTGCAGTCTCAAATGATTGGTGTATTCCGGGCGGACACGTTGATCCGGGAGAAACTTTCTTGCAAGCTGCCAAAAGAGAACTGTTTGAGGAAACAGGTATTGACATGTCGGAAGAACTTTTGATGCCAGTTGGCAAATACATCCCAAAGAGAAAGGGCATTGAAATTCATTATTTCACGTGCTACATTGACCCGGATGCTCCTGTAAACATCCTTGTGGACGGAGAAGAAGAAACAGGTAGTGAATGGATCAATCCTCACACTGAACTTGACCAATATAATTTCATTTTTGATATGAAAGATAATATCAAGCGTATTCTTGGTATCGAAGTGCCGGATGAATTTCAATTGGTGATGAAATCTTTCAAAGAGGGTAGAATTTCAAAGGACGTATTCACCTCCTATTGTGAAAAGAATTTGGAAAAATTGGAAAAGTCGGCGAACAAAACTTCTTTTACACATGAAGAAAGAAAGGATTTGGCAAAGAAAGGCGAAGCAATGCCTAATGGCAAATATCCTATTCGCAACCGGCAGGATCTGAAAGACGCCATTCGTTTGTCCGGTAGTTCTTCCATGCCAAAAGAAGAAGTAAAGAAATGGATCAAGAAACGGGCAAAGGAACTTAATCTGGAAGATGAATTGCCGGAAGATTGGAAAGTAGAAAAAACTATGGATACGGTAGACGCACATGTATTGCAGCGTGAATCTTTGGATGGTGAAACCAAAAATATTGTTCGTACAGAGGATGGTGTAGGCGAAGGTATTGAAAAGGCTATTACTTTCAAGAGAACTATCTATGAAGAAAAAGAAGTCGAAGTGGTAGAAGAGCCGAACAAATACACTTACGGTGAGTTTCATATGAATTTCTCTGATAATGATGGTGGAAAAGGAGATAAGTTTGCTGATTTTTTAGGCATACTTCAAAAGGTAACTTGTCTTGGTAAACCTTTTTCTATTGTTATTAAGACAGAAGAAAATGGGGAACAAGAATGGAAATGGAATGGTAAGTTTCGCATTGAAGGCACTACCAAAACAGAAAACATCCGAAAATCGACAGAAGATGAATTGTCTGTTGAAAATGGAAATACCGAAGAAATCGAAAAGTCCAAAAAGACCGATAAGAGTATTTTCAACACTTATCTCAATTTTCTGGAAGGAACTAAAACACGTCTTAAAAATATTCATTGGGGTGAGGAAGATAATTCCAAGCATGTCTATCTCGATGAACTTTCAGAAGAAGTTTCAGAATTTGAGGATAAGATTGCGGAAGCCGGGCAATCGGGATTCGGACGATTCAAAGACGGGGAAATCCAAGGGGATGAAGTGAAAGAGGATGATCCGGTTGCTATTTGCCAAATGATATTCGACAAAACGATTGAGTTCAGAAAAGAACTTGCTGAAAAGGATGAATACATTGGCGAGGTAAGCTGGATTGATGATTTTCTTGCAACACTCAAACAGTCTAAATATAGATTGCAATTGCATTAAGGAGTTTAGAGGTAGATTATGATAATTATTAATAAAAGTTAAAATATTGGGTTATTGTGATTTATCTCTAATTTTGCAGTATTTTTGAGTGTTATAAATACGTTTATTTCAATTTCAACCAATCAAAATGTTTGATAGTTTTAAATTATATGTAGATTTGGATTTGGAGAAAGCCAAAAGCGCGGTATCAGAGCAACAATCTCCATACGCAAACATGGTATTTTCCGGTGTCGCTTCCGATTCTTCAAAAGATGATGAAGAAGAAGTCTTAGAGCCGTCCGGGTTTATATATGATAGATTTTTGAAATCCGGTTTGTTTAACCTCGATCATTTGCCCACACGTTCACCTATTAACAAAAGTCGTTTTTGGATTGGTGAACCTATTGAAGCCTATGTGAAAGACAATAAGTTTTTTGTAAAAGGTAAATTGTGGGAAAAGTCGCCGGAAGCCCGTGCTTTTTGGGATAAGGCAATTGAAATGCAAGAATCGGGTTCGACAAGAAAACCGGGTATGAGCGTAGAAGGTAAGGCGTTGGAACGGGATAAGAAAAATCCCAAAAGAGTAACAAAAGCCCTTATTACAAACATTGCTCTTACAATGACACCAGTCAACACTAAAACTTATTTGGATATTGAAAAGAGTAAGGGCGGTAGTGTGAATGATTTGTTGGAAATACAGAAATCAACTATTCTTTTTGAGTATTGCACAGAAAATGGACTTGTTCAGATTGACAATAATTTCAAGGTGAATTTTCAAAAATCACATTCTTTTGATGTTGATTCTTTTTGGGAGATTTATCGTGCAGTTCAAGAAGGTAGGGTTGAAAAAAGTGTTTTAGATACATTCGTAGAAAAAGTTCGACAATAATTTTTATACATAATGTTATGGTAGACGTAAAAGAATTTAAAGATGATCCGTTATACAAGGCACTTGAAAATTCTGGTTTCAGTGCAGAAGATATTGCTACTATGGTAGCGAACGGAGATGTAACTTTTGAAAAATCGAAAAGTGTCGCCGAAATGAAAGAATCCGAAAAAAAGGAGGACAAGAATATCGGCAATGACGAAAAGCACATTGACGATTTGAAGAAGGACGAAAAAGAGGATAAAAAAGACAAGAAGGACTTGAAAGAGGACATCAAAGAGAAAGAAGATAAAGTTGAGAAATCTTTCTCTATGGATGATATGAAGGCTTTCGGTGCTTCTTTGGCAGCTAATATCGTTAAGGGCATGACAGAAGTCATGAACGAACGTTTTGGTAACATTGAAAAGTCTTTGGAATCTTTCGGTGCGCAGACACCTTCTTTTAAGGGAGTGCAGACTTCTGCTGTTTTGGAAAAATCCATGAAGCCGGAAGTGGACGAAGATGGTAAGACACTTCTTTCTGTCACAAAACAACGTCCTTTAGTGATGGCAGCTATCAACAAGGCTGTTGAAAATGCCGGTGAAGAACTTGAAAAGTCAATTGGTGATGATGCTTTGGTTTTCTTGGCAGACAGTCAGGCTGAAACTGTTGGACAGGATTTGGCAAAATTCATGTACGAAAAGTACAACATTAAGCTCCAGAAGTAAGAGGTAATTCGATCGAATAAATATAAAGATTATAGAACGATGGATTTGTATAACTATAATGATTTAGCTGCTTTTGGCGGTGCTGGCAATGTTGCCGATGTGTTGAAAGCAATGGAAGCCGGTCTGCAAACCGGTATGCAGTACGACAATCAGGTCAACAATGGTGGTGGTCTGAAAGTTGAATCTTTGGATGCTTACATCAAGGTTTTGGCTAACCGTTTGAACCAGTTGGTTGTTTACAATGAAATGCCGAAACAGAGAATCGAAAATACGGTTCACCAGTACAACCAGTTGTACAAATACGGTGAAGAAATCGGTATCTTCAATCTTGAAGGTGAAACACCGGAAGAAACAGATACTCAATACATCCGTAAGTCAATCATCTCTAAGTTTATGGGCGTTACAGGACAGGTAACTGATCCGGCTATGCTTGCTAAACTTGCCGGTGGTATGAACATGTACACTCGTGAGGTACAGAATAAGACCACTTTGCTTTTGACTTTGATTGACACTCGTTTGACGGATGCTGATTCTACTTGTATCGCAGAACAGTTTGATGGCATCTTCCGTCAGCACATGATGGGTGTAGCTGCTACTGACCGTGGTTCTACGGAAGGTATGAGCACAGAACAGATTTTGGATGCTTACTATGGCTCACAGGCTGTGATTGATGCACAGAATGGTATCTTGACTGATGCTTTGGTTGAAGATGCTGCTGATCGCGTTGTAAACGTTTACAACGGTTATATCGACCGTATCGTTTCTGCACCGGTTGTGTTCAACAACTATGTGAAGAAATTCCATGAATCAAAACGTGTTGTTGTTGGCATGTCTAACAGCGTTGTAGGCGCAACAATGGGACAGTCTGTAAACGACATCATGACGCAGTTCGGTAAGGTTGCTGTTAAAACAGACAAGTTCTTTGACGTTCGCCGTCCGATCAAGGCTTCTGCTACAGCTTCTTCTCCGAAGGCTCCGGGTATTCCTGTTGCTGGTGGAACTAAGTCTGCTGTTGTTACCGATACAAAAACCAACTTCGTATTACATGCCGGCTCTTATGGCTACTTGGTAACAGCTAAGAACCGTTATGGTGAATCTGCTCCTTTGAAATTGACGAATACTGCTTTGGCAGTTGCAGCTAATCAGTCTGTTGATTTGCAGTTTACCGCTCCGGTTGGTGGTGCTTATGCTCCTACTTGCTACGTTATCTATCGTACCAAGAAAGTAACTGCTTTGACCGACACGACAGAATACTATCCTATCTTCACTATTCCGGCTTCTATGCTGGCTGCTGGATATGATGGTGCTGACGCTACAAAGGTTCGTGACCGTAACCGTATCATTGCAGGCACAAAGTCTGCTTTGATTTACTACAACGACAGTCAGATCAACGAATACTTGCAGTTCGGTGACACTCGCAAACTTGACTTTGCTATCACTGCACCGTCTCGTAGATTCGCTATTTTGAACTACGGTACGCCGTGTTTGTATCAGCCGGCTAAGATTTGCCGTATTATCAATATCGGTGATGAAGGTTTGGGTGCATAACTAAGACGTATTTAGTCTCGGAATTTTATAAAGGGAGGGAAAGGTTTTTGAAACACCTTCCTCTCCCTATTTTATTTATCAATAAATCATATTTCGTATGAAAAAGATTGTATCAACAGTATATAAAAACACTACCATTCAGTTTTTGAATGAGCTTGTGGAGTTTGAAAACGGGAAAGCCGAAGTAAAGGACGAAACTTGGGAATACATCAAAAATGGCGGTTTCTCCGGTATTGCTTTGGAAGAAGAAGCTAATACGCTTGAAAAGGAAAAATCTGAATCTGAAAAAGATACTGATGAAGCTCTGAAAGTTCTGAAAGAAGAATACGAGTTTGAAATTGCTCGTTTGAACGGTATTATCAAAGATAAGAACAAGAAAATCGAACAATTGGAGCAGTCTATTGACGTTTGGAAAAAAGAGGTTGAAAGACTGTCTAACGGTGGTCAGCCGAAAGAAACTGTGGAAGAACCGGTTAAAGAAGAAGCCGGCGCAACAGAAGAAGAAATTGCTTCTTTAAAGGAAGATATGTCTAAAATGACTTTTGAGGATTTGAAGGCACTTGCTATTGAAAACGGAATGAGCAAACAGAAAGCCGGAAGATTCAAAGAAGAAAGTCAGAAAGACGAACTGATTGATGCTATAATTGCGTTACCTAAAAAGTAAAAAAGACATTTAAGTTATGCCGGGACAACTGATTTTTACAGTAAAGTATAAGAAAAATACGGGTTCTGTCATTTCCGTTGCGGAGATGTGGAACAATTACCTGTACGGTATTACCATACAAGCCGGTACGGGGACTTCTTTTTCTGATGAATCACTTAGAACTTATTTGAGTGCTGCACAGAGAGAGATCGAGAATTATTTTAATCTCAAATTTGTAAAGCAATTAGTTGAATCGGAAACACATTCTTATTACAGAACAGATTATTTCCAGCAATTTCCTATCATTCAAACTAACTGTCCAGTAAGGGTTCCGCTTGCGCTTACAGGTATGCTTAATAAGATGGAGCAGATTATTTACCCGCAAGGTTGGCTTAGTTGTGAGAAAGATATGGACGGGATAGGGAAACGAAGAATGAGTGTCGTTCCTACCGGTGCAAATTCGGTTAATGCAAATGCAGATGTTATTCTTACTGGAATGACTACGCAGATAGGTTTTCAACGGTTCACAAACATACCGGACTATTGGGACATTCAATATATAACCGGTTTTGATTTGGATAAAATGCCTGCCGATTTGATTAATCTTGTTGGTAAACTTGCTTCATTTGGACCGCTTAATATTGCCGGAGATATGATATTCAGTTTACCCGGTATAGCTTCTATGCACTTGGAAATTGATGGATTAAGACAATCTATCAACTCTACCGCTTCTGCTGAAAATGCAGGCTACGGGGCACGATTGAAACAGTATCAAAAAGAAATAGAGGAAACTGTAGGGCGGATAAAACTTGTGTACGATGAATTTAGGTTTTTAGTATTATAAGGAGATGAATCATGGCAAAGAGCATTTTACAAACACCGGTTCCGCCTTTGAGTAACGCAAGTCCTGAATTTATACGTTCAGAGTTTGATTCTGCCGTTTATTTGAAAGGGTATGAGGTGATATTGGAAAAGGCGTTAAGATGTCCTTGTAATGCACCAGATGCGCCTTTAGTGGATTGCCAGAATTGTTTTGGTACAGGTTATTTCTATATCAACCCTACAAACACTCATGCTCTTATAACCGGTATAAACGGGGATAACAGTTACAAACGTTGGTCGGAAGAACTGATAGGGACAATTAATGTAACAGTAACAGATGTTGATAAGCCCAATTTAGGGTATTTTGACCGGATCACAATTTTAAAAGAGTTTTCTTACTTTAGTGAAAATTTGCCTGTAAGAACGGATGGGGAGAACTTTTTTGTGTTTACGACTTACAAACCATTGAGCATTTATAGCATACATGTGTTTGAATCGTCTACAGAGCCTTTGAGACAGCTTTCTCCGGCAGATTACAAGATAAGTGATGCGAACCCTTATTGCGTAATTTTGACGGCTGATATGTCCTTAAATCCGGTTGTAAGTATTTATTATCAACATCAATTGGAATTTCATGTATTGGACTTTCCCCATGAAGTCCGGGCTTCTTGGAAGAAAAACAAGGAAACGGGACAATTGGAAAGAACAAGGCTTCCTATTCAAGCAGTGGCAAGAAGAACACATTTGATTGTGTCTGAAAAACCTAATTTTGATGGATCGGGAGTTATTTTGAATGATAATATTCAAATGAAAATTAGTGAGTAATGGTAGTACCTATCAACATAGATTTAAGTGATCTGGTAGAAGAATTTGATCTTTCACAGGATCAATCTACGTTTTTAGGTTCTTCTATTATAGATGCCGTTATAACTGAATACCAGCTTAGGTGGGAAAATCTGATAAACAGGGAGCTTCGTACTACAAGGAATGAATATAAAAGGGGAGTTTTCATTGAAAGGGAATCCCCTTTGTCCGTTACATTCGGGCTGACAAACAGATCTTCTTCTATTCCTTTGATGATAGAAGAAGGACAACCGCCTTTTGACGAAAAGGAAGGTTTTAGAAATTCCCCAAAAAGAAAGATTGCACAGGATGGAGGTTGGTATATAGATATTCCCTTTAGACATGCAACGCCGGAAGCTGTAGCGGATTCGGGATTGTTTGCTTCTATAATGCCGCAACAAATTTACAACGCAGTTCAGAAGACAGGAAGATTAGGAAGTGGTAATTTACCAGAAAGTTTTTCTGAAAAAGGGCAGAGAAAAGCAATAAATAGGCTGGGTGTAAACAAACCGGCTTATATGCACAAAGCTCCTATTTATCAGGGTCTAACTAAAGTAAATATTGCTTCTACTGAAAAAGAAAAGAGAAGCGGTTACTTTACATGGAGAAGGGTGAGTGAAAACTCTGATCCTAATAGTTGGTGGAATGGCGGTATTGTTCCATATAAACTTATGGACAAAGCTCTTGAACAAGCGAAGATAGATGTTGTTGCAGACAAAGTGATTGATCAATTTTTAAATGCAATGTAACGATGCTACAGATAGTCAAAATAAAAAAGATAGTGGAAGCCTGTTTGGAATATGTACAAACGGACTTCGAAAGTAAAACGAATGAAAAGGATTCTTTCTTGTACAAAGTGTTGGGAGATACACAGGACGGCTCTTTCAACTACTATGAACAGGCAAAAAATATCTTTCTAAGAAAGGAAACAAATCCGAACAACATAAAGGTAGCTTTGGAATATCCGAAAGATAAAACAGGGCTGCCGGCATACATTATTCGTGAACCCGGGAAAACAGGTGGCATTGCCAATTCCATAGGTAAAATAGAATCTTTTATGGGTGGAGTTCCTATGTACAGGGACACAAGACAGTACGGATTGGAAATCATGTGCTTTTCTGTAAACATGAATGAATCAATCCTGATGTCAGAGATTCTGTACGCATTACTACTTGGCTCTTGGGATACTTTAGCTTCACAGTTCCTTAAAATAGAATTTACCATGAAGGAGCTTATGATGCAAAACAATCTGATGCCGACACCTATTTTCATTCGTTCTATCGGACTTGATTTATCGTCAGAAGAAATAGTACCGGGATTGGTGGATACGTCTTTACTCGGAAAGATCATCTTTGGGAAAGTGAATCAAGTGGATAGCATTGCTCTTGGTGACCCGACTTCTATTGACGGACTTCCAGGTGTAGAATCAGAAATTACAGGGAACAAGTAGTGCGTTGATTGAAAATAGTTATCTTTGAAGGTGCAATTTTGGTACAATATGAAAGCAGACTTTCAAAAAGGGACAAAAGTTTGTTCTTGTTGCCGACAAGAATTGCCTATCAGTGAGTTCTATAAGAAAAAGAACCAACCGGATGGGTTGAATTGCTATTGTAAGAAATGTGCTGACTTGAAGAAAAGTGAAAGATTGTCTGTCATAAAAAATATTCCTTTAGAAGAAAGGATAATTAAAGAGTTTAAAGTTTGTTCTTGTTGTGGTAGAGAGCTTTCTATTGATAATTTTGGAAAAAGCAAAACTCATGTAGACGGACGATCTGGGTATTGTAAGGAGTGTGCTAATAAAAGTGCTGTTGAAAGTAGAGATAAAAATAGAGAAAGAAATAGAGAACTTTCTTATGAAGGCAAGATAGTATGCTCTGTTTGTGGGGAAGAAAAGGAAAGAAGTAAGTTTTATGTCCATAGAACGTCGAGTACGGGATTTGACTGTATTTGTAAGGAATGCCGTTCAAAGCAAGCAAAAGAGACTTATAAAGACAAAAAGGATTATTATAAGCAACAGCATATAGAATATAGGCTTAGTGGGCGTTTGAAACAATGGAAACAAAATAAATTAGAAACAGATATTGTTTTTAAAACGAAGCAGAAATATTTGAAAAAATTAAGAGATTCTATTCGAGAATATTTCTTGTACGGATGGAAAAGAAATCTTGATTTTCTTGGTTGCTCTATTCCCGACTTAATTATTCATATTGAGTCTCAATTTAAAGATGGTATGACTTGGGAGAATAGAGGCAATGGAAAGGGGAAGTGGAATATTGACCATATCATACCTTTGTCTTATTTTTGTCAAGAATATAGAGACAATATAGAAGAAGGTATGTCTATTGCTAATCATTATTTGAATCTTCAACCATTGTGGGAGTATGAAAATATGGAAAAGAGATCAACATTACCTTCCGACTATTTGGAGAGGATAAATAAAATAAAGTTACATAAATTCGATACAAACAATTGATAATTAATAAATTATGGCTACATCTTTTATTTTTAATAATAAGCAAATTACGTTGCCGGGTGTTTATTCAAGAATTACGACCTCGGAAACAAGCCCAGCCAGAACATTAGATTATTCAAAGGTTTTGGTCATAGATAGTGGCGTTTATGGTGCAAATTGGGGTGGTGGTTCTGGTATAGATGGAGAAAACTTTCAAGGATTGGATTCTGTCTATACGTTTGACACCCTTGCAGAGTTCCGTTCTTTTGTAAAGGGAGGCATGTTCTGGAAGATTGCAGAAGGCCTTTTTACACCGGATTATACAAACCCGGCTTCTACAGGTATCTCTCAACTTTTGTATGTAAGGGCAGCTAAGACTACTTCTGCAACTATCACTTTTGCCACTACAGCAGGTGGCACGTTTGAAGTAAAGACACTGGATGAAGGTTTGGGAGCAAATGGCAAACTTTCCGAAGCTGGTAATTTGATTACCGGTTATGGTGTATCCATTGTGAATGGCGTAGACGATCCGGCAAAATGGATCATGAAATTCTATGTCGGTTCTTTTACAGGATACGCAGAAGATGATTACCCTATTGGAGAAACGCCGGAAGATCAAGCAGCACCTACATTGGTATTGCAGTCACCGGAATTTGACAATATTGGAACTTTGCTTGAATGGGCTAAATCCGATTCCAATTTTGCTAATCTGTTTGTATTGACAGAAAACGCGGAAGTACAAGGAGAAGGAACGGTATCTGAGAGTGACGTTACTACTGCACTGGCTGGTAAATCCTATTTCTTGGCAAAGGGCGGTACTGAAACTTACAATACTGACAACATGGCGAAAGTTATGGAAGCAATTACAGGTTTGGACTATAGCTTTGCTCTTATGGATCAGTTCGGTACAAATGCTGATTCCGCATTGCAGAAACAGTACATTGCTCATATGAATAGTCAAGCTAAGTACACCCACTTCTTGTTTGTGGGAGGTTATGACGATGCCGCCAATTTCTCTAAATCACTTGATTTGGCGAAAGGATTCAACAGCGAGCTGGTTCAGTTGGTACATGGCGGTGCAGGTATGACTTCCGGTATTACAGGTATCAAAACACGCTGGTGGGGAGTAATGTATAACTTGTGTTGTATTTTGGGTAGAACGGCAGGAAAACCGCCTTATATCCCGGTTACAAACAAGACAATCGGTATCGACAAGTTGAAGCACACTTTGAATGATACGGAAAAAACTAAGGCTTTGAATGCCGGTATGCTTGTGACGGTTTACAATGACTATACGAACAACTTTGTCGTATTACAAGGTGTAAACACTTTACAGGACAACAAAGTGTTGTTCAATTCAAACGGACAGAGCCACAGCATTCAGTTTATGCGTATCGTTGCTCAAATCAACAAGGAATTGGTTGTAAACGCTTCTATTGACTTGTTAGGACAGGAAAACGGTGTAAACGTAAACACACTGTCTGCCGGTGCAGTAAAGGATTGGACGGTTGCTTATTTGCAATCGAGAGTGGCAACAGAAGCACAGGACAACCTATTGCTTTCGTTTAAGGACGTTCTTGTTACAAGACAGGAAGATGCTTGGTTCGTAACCTACAAGATCGTTGTGAACAATGAAATCAACAAGTTGTTCTTCACAGGCTTCTTAATTCGTGGATAATAATTCTAAAATAGAATATCATGCAGACATTTAGTGCACCTATGGCATATATCAAGATCGGTAACGAAACAGCCGGTTTTGTCAGAAATATAACCGTACAGGAACAAATCAACCGTGTGGATGTACAGGGATTGGGTAGTTTGCCTATTCAGGAAATCCCGTCGGTTTCTTACAGATGTACATTTACGGTAGATCAGTTTTTCTTGTCTTTCAAGGCTCCGGTAGTGGAAGCGATGATTCATCGTTTGGGTACTTTGCAGGAGGTTTTGGATACCCTTACATTTGCAGAGCAAGGATTCTCTATCATGATCTATAAGAAATTGGTACAGAACTTTGATGATTCTCGTAAGATGGTAACAAGTGTTGACCCGACAGGACAGACAGTTGCTCTTTTGACACCTTGTTTCATTGAGAATCAGAATTGGCAGTTGCAAGAGCAATCCGTGGCTGCCTATAACGTGCAAGGCCGCTTTCTTAATCCGATCACGACTGCTGAATATTAATGAAAATCAGATAGTTACAATCTTTGTAATTGTTTTTAACTAATTTTAAAAGGCAAGAATCGAGGATGTTGTATCTAAAGTTCTTGCCTTTGCTATGTATAATAAAAGCCGGTCCACTTTTTATTACTTATAAGCGGTATTTTTATCATAAGTACCTTGTTATTAATTATTTATCTGTGGGCCACTTTGAAAACAGTATTTTTATAGTACCGGCACTGAAATTGGCGTTACGATCTTTTCATTTGACGATAATTTGTTGATAATTATATCGTTGTACCCGGCACAATTTGATATGTGTGGTTTGTTGACTAAACAATCTTTTTCAGAAAGCGGAATAAATATTCCGCTTTTCTCTGTTTTATATATATCTTTGCGTATATCAATTAATTAAAAATAGGTGATTAAACACAATTTTACACCAGTTTGTGTTAATCATCAATTTTACTAACGATACCGGTGGTGCACCGGGAATTTAAGCACGTGGAGAGACCTCTTTAGAAATTATTACGTGTTAATGCTTTCAACAATGTCCCTATGAAGCGTGAAAATATACTTTTGGTGTAAAGGAGTATATAAGCACCTCATATAGTATGGAATCTAAAGAGATTACAGTAAAAGGAAGAAAGTATGAGATCAGTTTCCCGAATGTCGGACAGTATTACCAAATTGAGGTAAATAAACAGAGATTGGGTAAAGGAAGCTACAACTCTATGATCGGTAACCCAACTATTTCAGCACAGCGTGCTTTGGACATGATAGATGTGGAAGCTGCTATTTCTGTTTTGTGTCCGCAATTGATGTCTGACTTGAAAGTAAAAAGTTTCTCTGAACTGGGACTGAAAGATTACAAAGAAATTTGTGATATTTATATGCAAGACGTATTCCCGTTCTTGAAAGAAGCCGAAAAAATCCTTTCATCTGTAGACTGATGAATCGGGAAGAATATAAAAATTTTGTCGTAAGATGGGACAATATGTTTCCTATTGATAGATGGTATAGGAATAAACATAAAATCCCGTTTCTTTCAGAAGAACATAAGAAATGCGATTTCTTTGCAGAGCTTATGGAATTTGAAGAAGACAAAGTTTTTTATGAACTGCAACAGGAAAAAGAAGAAAAAGAAAAACAAGAATATATTCCTAATATTGGAGATTGGTTAAAAGCACCGGAAGGTGAAATTTCGGAACAAGATACTGCTTTCTATGAAGATCAGATGTTTAAAATGATCGAGATGGAACAGAAGGCAAAAGAGAAAAAGGAAAATGGCGGATACGGAGAAAAGGCTTAGAGTTTCGGTAGACACTTCTCAACTTAGGGCTATAGGTGGGGAAATGGAAAGCATTCAGCGAAGGATCGTTGAAAATAACGACAATATTCTTCGTCAGCAAAATGATGCTATCAATCAGCTTAGGGAACAATTGAATCTTTTGGGACGACAAAATTCCGAAAGAGGAAGGCAACCTGTTTCTCCTGTTCGTCCCACTCAACCAATCCCACAACCGGAAGAAGGAGAAACAGAACAACCAACTCCTACTCGAAGAAAGAGAAGAACGGAGCAAGACGAAATAGATAGCCTTAGAGGACAACTTGATGTTTATCAAACCGGTGGTGCAAGGGCTATAGATTTGAATGCACTTTTGGGTATTAACAAAGAAGGCTTTGCTTCTGTTGTGGATGCAATTGCCTCTGGGAATGGTGATATTTCCGGTATAGCCGGACAAATACTTCAACAGGTACAAGCCGGGACAAGAGCTTTAGAAGCTATACAGGAAGGTATTTTTTCTATAGATGAATCTTTGTATAACGGAAGGGGTACATCTGGCGGAGGTTCAGGAATACAACCTATTCCGATCCCCACTCCGACACCGGTAGACAGAGAACCAACTGCTATTACAAAGGAAAGACAAGAAAACGTGGAAAGAGGTAGCGATAGAAGCACTGCTACCAATATCGCAACAAGGGTTATTTCCGGCGTAGGAGCCACTTTCCAAAGTCCGGCTGCTATGGGTGGCGGGATTATTTCTTCTTTAGGCGGAATTTTAGGGGAAGGACTTTCTTTGATCCCCGGTGTAGGAGGATTTTTAGGCGGAGTTACAACGGCTATTGCAAATGTGGCTGCTGGTATTTTTACGACTTCTGTAGAAAAAGCTATGGAAGCTCAAAAAAGAACTATAGCCTATTCTCAAACAATGGGAACAACTGCCGGACAATCTATGGCTACGGCTTTCAGAGAGGGTAGCTACGCTTCTTCTGCTTTGGGAATGAATGTAGGTGAATACATTCAAAGACGTGCTGAACTTATTCGTGCCGCCGGCGGAAAAGAAGTAACTGTAGCACCTGTACCGGAAACGCAAAGTCTGATGGCTGTACAGCGTTTATACGGGCTTAGTGATCAGTCGGTGATGGGAATGCAAGGTGCAATGCGTTTTGCTCGTACAGAAGAAGGACAGACAGCATCTTCATCTGCTATTATCCGGTCTTTTGAACAGACCATGAAGCAACTTCAAATTCCGCTTAGTGAAATTGCTTCTACGATGGATGAAAGCATGACTACCTTTATCCGGTCTGCTGATGATATTCTTTCTCGGACAGGTGAGATAGACGCAGCAAACATAGCTGCTATCATGCGTGCCGTTCGCTTGCAGACTGGAATGGAAGGTAGACAACTTGAACGGGTACAGGAATCTTTTATGGGACAAGGAATTTCACAAGACGAGGTGACACAGACACTTTTGTTCAGAGCAGCCCAGCAAGCTACCGGTTCGACAACTCCTTCTGAAATTCTTGCTGCTTTGGATGATTTGACAAAAGGGAAAGGCGATGAAAACGTAATGAAGCGTTTTCTCGATGCTTTAACGCAAATGGCGGGTGGAAGTCTGGAAACACTTCGTCATTTGATGCGGGGTGCTTTTACGAAATTGACCTATACGGACATTAATGCGCTTACGGAAACGGGAACGCTGGATTATAAAAAAACGTTTGAGGTGGTCAAAGAATCAAGCCAAGCACTCCAAGCGCAGAATGATCCGACAAACAGATACGCTCCTACTGCTGCCGAAAGAACTGTTACGGCAGGAGAAAAGATGATGTCAGCCTATGAGAATAAGATGATTGGTATTGGGGAAGCGAATATAGATAGATTAGGTAAGATATTGAATGCTATAAATGGTATTTATACTCATTTTGCTAACGATGGCTTAACGCAAGATATAAAGAAGGCATCTGAATTTTTGCTTTCTAAAGATTCCGCAACGTCTTCTTCTGTTTCAAAAATTGCTTTTGGGGGATGGGCGGGATTATCGTCAGAAATCCTTCTAAGGGTTGCTGCTGCTTGGGCAAAAGAAAAAACGAAGGAGGAATAATTTATGGCACAGGATAAGAAAAATAAGAAAGAACAAAGTACGCCACCAGTTTATCCTATTCCGGCATACAAATATTCAACCGTACAGGATTTTATAAATGTATGGCAAAAACATGTTCCTACCGGTACGAAAAGATATACACCTTCTGATTTGATGAAGGTAAAGAACGAAAAAGGTATTTCTAACCTTGATATTATTTGGGGAACATACGATAAGGAAGAACAGAACAAATATAAAAGTGATTATGATTCCGGTACGTTGCCTTATATAAAACAAGGAACAACTGTATTCTGTCCAAAAGGAGATACACCTATTTCTCTTGTAAAAGCAGCAAAAGAAGGGCAGTTTGTTTCGCAGCAGAATTTTAAGGCTTATTGGGGAGATAATTACGAAGAACTGATAAGTGATGAAGAATATTTGCCCGATACAAATGTGACTTCTGCTTTGAATGGAACGGGTGTGAATGCCAAAATTATCTCCATGAATGTAAGGATATGGATTTATGTAAAGTCCATTGATAAAGTGATTGATTTATCTCCTTATGTACTGCAAGTGGTTACAACCAAATCTAAACAAACAGGGGAGTTCAGTGTTTTACTTGCACCGTTTTACTTTAATGGAAGTTCGTTCAAATTTGGGGATTCTGTTTTGGAGCAGTTTAATGTAGTTTCCAATACGGGAGCACAGGTAAAACCGTTTCAAGAAAAGTTTATTCAGAATAACGATATTGTTTTTATACGTTTTGAACGTCTGCAAAAAGAAAAAAATAAAGGAGAGCTGGAGACAGGGAAACGCGTAGAGCTTGAAATTCCTATTTCCAAAGTGGCGAGAAACAATATTTGGGATATGATAGGGTTTGTGGATACTTGCACTACATCTTATGAAGCGCAAGGGAACACTAAATCTATCACAATAGAAGGTCGTGATATAAATAAATTGTTTTCAGATGATGGTTGTTATTTCATTCCTTTACTCAATGTAACCGATACGTTTTCTCATTGGTATGAGATGAACGAGGATAGCATTTGGTTCAAAAGAAATGTTCTTACAGGTGCATTCTCTAATCTTTTATGGTCATACCAAATGAAACCTATTAGGGAATGTATTTGGTTTATTGTGAATGTGATGTCTAATATAGGGGTAGCGAAAAACAATGTATTCGATTCATGGCAGGACAAAAGAACAAAAAGTTATGACTTGGGTGTCAAAGAAAAACAGTCGGTAAACGGTATTTGGCAAATATTCAAAGTGTTTGTGGAAGATGTGCTTGAAAAAAGAGTGCTCATAGATTCTTCTATTGCCAATCCGAACGGTACACTTTTGGAATACATGAACAGAGTTTGTCAATTTCCTTTGGTCGAGTTTTATTTTGATACTTACGTCAACACGATAGATCTTATTGTAAGGCAACCACCATTCAACAAAGATGCTATTTTGGGTGCATATAAGAACGGGCAGTACATCACAGTTAAGACTGAAAATACATACGGATATGATTTGTCTTATGATACGAGAAGTTATTCTTGGTATCAGTTAAGGGTAATGAGTAATCATGCAGGACAGAACAACACAACAAGCCTTGCTTTTGTTCCTATTGTGTATTTGAGTGAGTATGCAGAAGTTTTTGGAAACAAGAAAATGTCCTTTACGGATCAATATTTGAACTACAAGGAAACAGAGGGCCCGAAAGCGACCCAATCCCTTTCGAATTTCCAAGCAGCAGCAACAAATGATTTGATTTACATTATGGAATCAACGGCTTATTTGCCGTTCACAAGGACAGGGACTATCACGATAAACGGGGACAGAAGAATAAAGGTCGGCACGTTCATTTATTTTGAACCGACAAATGAGTTCTTTTATGTTTCTTCAGTTGTCAACAACGTTTCGTTTTTGGATGGTAATTTACAAAGACAGACGATTGTACAAGTGGAAAGGGGTATGTATATGCCAATTCTTTCCAATTCTTTCTCGAATGTAAAGGATAGGAAAGACAATGCCGGAGAAGAAAGCAAAGATGTCAAACCGGATTATTTCAAATTGATTGATTTGACGGAAATAAGGAATGCAGCAAAACAGGCGGAGGCAGGAAAGATAGCAACACTTGTCATGCCTAAAGTAGATAAAGATCAATTCGATTATTTCCTTAACAGAAAAATGTTTAGCTAATCATGGCAGGAGGAAAAACAAGAAAATTAAACGGCTCTTCTGAACCCATTTCATTCGGGTTTATAGTTATTCCTAACGGAGTGGACAGGGATTTGTATGTAGAAACTTGCCTACGGACAGGACGTGTTTCTGTTATGGGTAATGGTGGAGTTTTCTTTAGGGATGTGTATATCACAAATGAAGTATTGGCAAATATTGAGTTCCCTTCAAAAGAAAATGAGCAAGGGTCGGCAGTTGTGTTGGCAAGCAACCCGTATGATGGCATTCCTATTGTAATAGGTAGCTATTGCAGAAATGATCAGTCTCCTATGTGGAAAGAAAATACTTTTCAATTTAGAAAGACGGTAGGGAATGTAACAGCTTCTTTGATGGTCAATCCGAGCGACAACACAATTATGGTTTCTATCAATTCTCCCGAAAAGGCTTCTGTCAGTGTTAGGTCAACAGGTTCTTCCGAATCAGAAGTAAATGTTGAATCAACAGGAAGTGTAAATGTGTTGGGTGGCGAAATGGTTTCTGTAAAGAGCTATACCCAAATGGAAGCGAAAGTCGTAAACCCTGAAAAACCGGAGGAAGAAGAAAGACGTGTTTCTATGGATTTGGAAAAGGTTTCTTTTCATTGGAAAACAGAAGAGATGGAGCAATCCCTACAGGTGGACAATACAGGCGTTATGGTCAAAATAGGGGATAATGTACAAAGTACAATAACCAAAGAACAATTGGACTTGAAAACAGGAGCTTCTACACTTAAAATGAACAATGATATAATTGAGTTCAATGGTGGAGGGTTGAAAGGATTGGTGGAATTGGATAACCTTACAAGTAAGTTGAATACGTTTGTAAATACATTCAATTCTCATACTCATAATGTACCAGCAGGTTCTTTTCTTGTGGGAGCAACAGCAGGTGTGCCAAGTCCTGCGCCCGTACCTGTAACTTCTCCTATGCAATCGGCACAATCTTTCAATGCTTCTGATTATGAGAATGAAAAAATAACACAGGGTTAGGATATTGGGAAGAAATTCGTACTTTTGAACAAGTTAAAATTATAAAGCCGTGGCAGTTTTGGATTCAGTGGTAAAAACAGCGAAATCGACACTTAAAAATTTGGGTCGCTCCATGATGGCAGCGCAGTTCCCGAATGATTTTGAAGTGTATATGTGTTCTTTGGAGTTGGCAGATTCCAAAGGGAACACAATTGATGTCTTTACTTTCCCTATCAGCCCGGAGAGTATAGATAAGAGTGAACCGAAAAGAACGACAGTAGTCAATACGGCAGGAGGTGTAACGGTACTTACCTCTCCTGTTTTCATGCCGCAGACAATCACGATAAAGGGTAATTTCGGAAGGACATTCAAGATTCTTTTAAGCGGTTCTGATAGCGTTTCGTTGACAGGTGCAGCTTTTAGTATCTCGGCAGGAAAGCGTTATCTCTATCAATTACAGGGAAAATCTACAAGTTCTCTCACTATGCCTTCCTTTAATGCCGGCATCAAAACGGGATATGGTTGTATCAAGATATTACAATCTATCATAGATAAAAGCAACGGAGTGGACGAGAACGGGTTTCCCATGAAACTTTTCTTCTATAACATGGCACTTGGAGAAAGCTATCTTGTTACGATTCCACCGCGTGGCGTTAATTTCAGTCAGAGTATATCAAAGAATATGATATGGGAATACAATCTTGAAATGACTGTTATAGCTCCTTTAGAAGCGGTTTCGGGAACAAGTGGTAGTAAAGGTTCGCTTTTGGAAATGTGCGCCTCTAATGTGATACAAAAGGGCATAAATGAATTTGCAAGTTCAATCTCTAAAGGTTTGTTGGGCAATGGATGATGCTTTCGAAAAATTTTACAACGTAACGGGATATGATATAAAGTCATATTTCCAGAAGTTTGTTGATTTCTGTGCCAACGATTATCCTCTTATTGTGGACTATTATAGTAATGGTGGGGAGATGGACAAGGATTCTTTTTTGCGCCTTGTGGAACTTGTGAGAGAATCGGAAACGATTGAGCCTTTGTTTATTCTGCATGAAAATACTTTGGACGATATTTCCATGTGGGGTATTCTGGACAATTTCACAGAAACACAAACGAAACTTTCCACTATCAAGAGTTCGGCAAGATGGCTTAGAAGTTCTTCTTTGGATAGAAACAATACTTTGCAGATGGAAAAGACACTTCGGACAGGTGAGCGTTTTGAAGATGTGGCACGTCAGCTTAATAGTTCTAATCCAGAAGATGATTGGATGAATATTACAATACCGCAGTATATAGAAGAAACTGATTATTCGTTCTCTGATGGAGGAAACAAGTTCTATATCAATCTAAAGAACGCTGGGAATAATTATCTTGATACTGTTGTGGATGTACTTGTGGGAGATAATATCTTGGGACGTGACATAGATGTGAATTTTGTCTTTGAGAATGACGATTTAAAGATAGTGATAGGCGATGATGCGATCCGACAGGCTTTGGATACTATTCTTTCTTCTCAAAAAGGTGCTATACCAGAGTTTAAGGATTATGGAATTGCAAATGAGTTCATAGGAACAACGGTGAACGCAATCCAGTACCCTTCTATTTTTAAGGATGTAATGAACATGTTCCAAAGGGATTCAAGATGGGACTCTGTGGAGTTGATAGATGTAAAAAGAGAGGAAGATGCCGTGTTCCTTTCTTTGCAATGTAAAACGGTAACAAAGAAAGATTATTTGGTTAATGTGCCTATTTAGGTATAGGTAGTTGGACTAATCAAATAATTTGTTTATATTTACATTATGTATTTGGTAGAACAACATATTATTTCTGTAAATGATAAGAGATACAAAGATTTAGATCGAATTTGTTTCTTGTCTAAGAACTTGTATAATGCTGCTTTATATACAATAAAGCAAGAATTTCTTAATACAGGTAAATGGATGAGATATTCCACTCTTGATCGAAAATTAAAGAGTGATGATAATATGGATTATAGAGCTATAAGTGCAGCGTCATCTCAACAAATTCTTATGCTTTTAGATAAAAATTTAAAATCATATTTCTCTGCCATTAAATGCTGGGAACGGGATAATAATAAATTTACCGGTTGCCCTAAGTTTCCTAAATATAAAAATAAAGGAAATGGTAGGAATATATTTTTATATACTTGCGGACAGTTTAAACATAGAGGTGAAGTTATTTATTTCCCAAAGAAAGAAGGGCTGAAACCTTTAAGGACAAATTGTAAAGAAGGTTCTGTAAAACAAGTTCGATTTGTTCCTAAATCAGATTGTTATGTTATAGAAGTTGTTTATGAATCTTCCGTGAAAGAGCAACTTCCTGACAATAATAGAATCATGTCTATTGATTTGGGTGTAAACAATTTAGCTTCTATTGTAACTAACACAAACAGTAAACCTGTTTTGATTGATGGAAGGAAATTAAAATCCATCAATCAGTATTACAATAAGAAAAGATCGAAAATTCAACAACAATTAAAAAAAGT